CTTCCTTCTAAGATTCTCGCATAGCTGATTACGCTTGCAATCAAGCCGCCACCACCCGTGGTAGATGCTCCTGCTCCGTATGCCGTGATACCACCTGTGGTATAGAGATTGCCATCAATTTTGATAGCCTTGTTTTTGGAATCATACGTGAGCTTAATGCCATGGAAGGAGATTGCGCCTTCGAATGTAGCATCGCCCGATACGCCAAGTTTAGAGAATGGAGCGTTTGGCTTCAAAGACACAAGGTCGGCAACGCTCGTTCCTGCACTTCCTTCCTTCCAAGTCGGCTCGAAGAAGGTGAGGTATGCGCCAAGATTCTTCTCACTGATGATAAACGATGTCGGGTCTGCGTGAACCTTTCCGCTCACATCCCACCAGATAGCACCATTGGCAAGATAACCCGAGCCATCGAAGCGGATGAGGGAGGTTGCAGGGGTAAGATTTCCGCTATTATAGTCCTTATCCACCATCTGACCGCCCCACCATGTTGCGATACTCTTCTTTCCTCTATTCGTGTCTATTGCTCCGTTGATACCGCTCTGAACGTTTCCGTCTCCGTCTCTCAGCGCAAGGAGCGTTGTCATTACAAGACCACCGTCAATATGTGTAGTCTGACCGAGCGCATCCTTGAGATACTTGTAACCTGCGAGGTCTGTGATATTCTGCTTCAAGTCACCATATATCTTGCTAGTGATATAGGCGTTTGCCAAGCCAAGTTTGTCATAGAATGCGCTGTATGCGGACTGGAAGTTGGTAAACTTCGTTCCCACGGCTGAGACGATAGCAGCCTTGCCGTTGGTATCAGCCTTATTGTAATTTGTAGATATATCTGAGAGATACGTAACGAGTTCCGTCTTAGCAGTAGAGAGAGTAGTGAAAGCAGTATTAAGGTCGGTGAGTTCTTTTGTACTCTTTAACACCTCTGCTCCCTTCACTTCATTGTACGACTTCTCGGCAGCTGCGAAAGCATCTTCAAGTCGCTTGGAATCCTGCGCCATAGCCGCAATCTCAGAAGGCTCTAGATAGCCATCTGTAACGTAGCTGTCGAAAGCCTTCTTGTTGGTGGTGACGGTAGTTCCTAATTTGCTGATGTCACCCTGCGCCTTTTCTGCCGCCTTCTGCGCTTTCTCCGCCGCTGCCTGGGCTGCGTTAGCAACGGTATCATCGGTGTATTTAGATGCTTTTATCCAATCACCGATTGCGAACTGAGAACCAGCACCCTTTGCAGTCTGGCAGCGCAATACCTCATTCTTATAGGTACTGCCGTCTGCTGGATAAGTCGCATTAACCCAAATGTCACCAACTTGGTATGGTGGGTTCGGCTGAGTGCTAAATACCTTCATTTTGCCATCTGCCGTTTCCTGTGCCTTGCTTGCATCTGAAAGGGCTTTAGCGATGTCGGTATCTGTAATGATAGTCCACTTATAGGTGTTGCCATCCTTGGCAAAGCGATATGCCTTGCCCGTCTTGTTGTCATAATAGAGGTCGCCCAAATGGGTATCTTTTTCCTTGTCTGTCGCCCAACTGCTGGCTGGAGCATTCTTCAAAGTAGGAACGCCGTCATAGAACCAAGTCTCAATAGCTCCGTCTATCTGGTTTTGAAGGTCGATAATCGTCTGCGATTTATTGATAATGGTCTCAACGGCATTCTTATCCAAGCTCTTCTCGGTGATGTACTTATCCAAGGTCTTTCCATCGTAGGTGGACTTTATATCCAAGTCTCCCTTGATGGTTACTTTCTTCGTCTCGCTATCAAACTTGACATAGGATTCACCCTCGTAGTTATTGGCACTAGTAGGTCGGTCTCCGAAGTACATATCTCCGTAGACATGGAAGAAAGCCTTGCCTGTAGAATGGTTTACACCATAGTCAACATATTCCTTGTTATTGAAAGTATAACCATTCACTCCGTGATAGAGAGTAACACTAGGCGAATATGTATCAACGGCAGAGAATACCAAGCAACTTTGCCTTGCGTTGTCTGTTCTGCTACCAACTTGGTTCAATACATCGTCTACCATTGGAATATCACTACTTGTATCCTTGTCTATGTCAGACAAGTCCACATAGTGATAGTTCTTTCCCTCTATCTCAACGGTTTCTGTAGACACACCGATGACTAGTCGCCAATAGTAGTGATTGCCGACATTGTGAAATTTCCCTTGTGTGAGGTTGAAACTCTTGCTTCTCGCTTGGTCTCCAACCTTCCATTTATTCTCCACCTTTGAGCCATCTTGCTCACCAAGGAAGTAGCATCTGTAAGCCTTCTGACTAACACCATCATAGGTAATATTCACCTCCTCAACCTTCAATATTCGGTTACTGCCTACTGGGGTGATGAACAATTCACCACCCAATGTGTCTGTATGCAATATTTCCAAGGTCTCGAAGATTGCTTTCATTCTGACTTGTAGATAATCTGTGGTTAGATGGGTGTTATCTAGTTCGTCAAGAGTCCAATCCCCGTTCGCCCCGACCTTCACTCCCTGCAAGAACTTCTGTACCTTCTGGAAGGTGATAGTACCGTTAGCAATATCATCGAACTGCTTAGATATAAAATTATCACTTCCGTACTTCGCAATAAGTTTTCTTAGCTGGGAAACGGAATATCCACCTCCGTTACCGCTACTTCCTCCGCTCGCAATAATTGTCTGTACGTCTTCTTTGAGCTGCGTAATAGTACCCTTAATTACTTGATTACCTATTGTAATCGACTGAATAAAGTCGTAATCAATATTAGTCGATAACTTCAACACTCTTGTCGCAAGCTCATATCCGTGTCCGTCCTTATACGTTACACTCTGACCGATTTGTAGTTGAGGGTTATCTTCCAAGAATACATCAGAATATGATTTAACCTCATAGTTATTCAAATCAGAGAGTAATCGCACAATCTCCTCCTTTGATTTCTCTAACAATCTATTTTGAGCATCCTCGTAATAGATAGTATCAGCCATTGCAATATTATAGAGTACCGTGATATTACACTTTAAAGAAGGCATACTTTCTCCACGAGGAATAAGCATTTCAGCAGCGTTTGTAGGTATGATAACCTCATTATCCTCTTGATAGATAATTTCGTAATCACCAGCCAATACTGAGAAATTACTATTACTAACATCATCTGACGTATGCGAGGATGATGCCTTTTTATGATAGATAAGTTCAAAGCCTACATATTCGCCGTTAGAGCCACGACCAGCAAGTGGAGTAGAAAGCGCACCCGTATTAAAGTTTGGTTCAAATGAGCATCCGATATTCTTACCATTGATAAGTAAATCATCTGTAACCTCAAAGTCATACCAATAATGAGTAACGCCATCATCAACTGTTGTATTGATAATTGTCTTTCCTTCTACTTTTTCTGTAGTAGGATAAGCCAATTTCATATACCATACTGTAAAGGTCTTGTATTCCTTAACTGAGCCATCAGTATTATAAGAAATAGGTATTTTCTTATTATTATCAAGCACATACTTAACTCGCCCACGCACATTATATACATAGGTATTGAGCGAAGGAAAAATCTGAGAAAAATCAAGCACTTTCGTAAAGAGAGGTTCTTTCGTTTTATCCGCTCTAAGGTCAAGGGTTGAATACTTATCAATGGAGTAGGAGCATTCCTTACCATCAATAGTCATAGTACCATTACCTTCATCTAATTGCAGACGAATATCGCCAGATGAAACATTCTCACCCTTGCTATTTACTTGTGTAATATTTCTTGTACCGCCGAAGATAGAGAAAGCGTTATAGTAGCCTTCTTTGCTATTATTGATACTTGGTACACCTACATTCTTTCCAACCTCTAAAACAACAGGAGCGCCGATTAAGACCTTACCGATGTAGATAATTTCATCATCATAATCAATATGCCATTCGCAGTTATCTCCGATAGCATTTGTAATTGCTGTAAGTGCAGAAATAAAATCGTTATCGCTGAATGATACATTGACAGTATTTGTTGTTACATTTGAAAAGATAACTTTCCATCCGCATTCGCCAAACATTAAATCCTTATTAAGGAAATCAGCTATCTTACCGCTAAGAACGGATGTTGTACCTACGAAAGACCATACATTTTGTTTTACCTCTACATTCTGTGAATTACGAGTATAGATAAAGAATGGGGTCTTCGATAGAATCATCTTCGGATGCTGGAATTGAGGAGTGTACTTCCAAGTGCATTCATCTGATTGAGTAGGCTCATACGATTCCAAGAGAAGGAACTTCCGTGTGACCTCTCTTACCTTATCAATCTTATATGTATAATAGATATATGCACCAGCAGGCAAAATAACCTTATCAGCAGCAGAGAAAGACAGAGAAATGTAATCTGACTTAGACATTTCCTGTTCTCTCTTCGCTGCTGATGTTACTTCTGCTTGCATCAGCAATTTATCGTTAATATCAAATATCTTAATCATAACTTAATTCTATCATTCGGGTTATACTCCGTTAATTTGAGTACAAATTTACCTCTTTTTAGACCATAATCACCAAACTGCGAGCATTGCGTGTAAACAAGTTTGAAAACCCTCTTTAGGCGAGGAACTTTCAAGCAAAATTCACCTGAATAAGCAATCTTATCAAGGAAAGCCTCATACTTCTGTAAGTAATCTTCTTCTGAACTACCTTCAAGGAAGAAAGAAATACTTACTTCACGCTTATCTTTCTTTGCATACTTCGATGTAGCGATAACCGATTGCCCATGTTCCAATCGACTATCGTTAGTTACATAGCTTTTTACTGGGGCTGGGGTCAGCAGAGCTTCTCGCCAACCCCTTACCAATGTAATACCGAAAGTATCAAGGTCAACGTAAGCTGAATCTGCTTCATCAACCAATTTTATAAAAGCATCATTCTTCATATTCTTATTCTTTTCCTTACTAACTTTAATCCTTTTCCTTCATATTTTCAACTCTTTTCCTTACTTATTTCAGTCCTTTTCCTTCATAATTCTAATACTTATCCTTCATTAATTTATACATACTTGCGATATCCTCACGTATCAATATAATAGGTGCAGTATTTTTATTGATTGCTTCTAACTGCTCCAATCCCTGATACTGAATATCTCGCATTTCTGAGATATTATTATATATCTGCGCAGCATAGATGCGCAAAGAAGATACATCTATAGCGATAGCCTTACGAACCTCATTGCCTTGCTCTTGTGCAATCTGTACCGCATAACCGATGCCGATAAGACTGCTTGCTTGGTCTGCGGTGATAGCCTCAATACCCTTGCCCGTTGCTGTCTGTTCAGAAGATGATTGTCCAGTATATCCAGTTATCTTTGCGATTTCATCACGTCTTTTTAAACCCTCATCAACAATCTTCTGATACTGCGTTTGAAAATCCTCGACATCCTGAGAACTAAATTTTCCTTCTTTCTCATCAATTTTCTTTGCCCATTCTTCATAAAGATTTTTTAAATCCTTATTTATCAAGTCTTCCATGGAGTAGGAGAGAAGTGCTTTCTGCATCATTTCAGCAAAATTATTAGAAAAATCCTGTGCTGATTTACTCATATCCATGAGATTGCTAATAAAGTTATCCTTCATACTATCAAAGGAAATCTGAGTAATAGACTCTCTCCATTTATCTGTTAGCTCATCAAGATTTCCAGCAAGGTCTGCATAATCTTCGAGTTTATCAAGAACACTTTCACCATATGCAGAACGACCCTTATAATGCTTACCTGTTCCTCTTATTTTATCAACTAAATCTTCATAGGAAAGCAGTTTTTTCATCTCCTCTGGCGTAAGGGTGGTTATATCGCCATTAAAATCACTCTTCACATTCTGCCTAATTTTAGCCATCTGTTCATCGTTAAAGCCACTCCAATAACTACTCCATGAGTGGTGCGAACCATGATAACTCATCTGTTGCTTCGCAATCTCCATAACGTTATGATTGTAGGTTTTTTGCTGTTGCAAAGCATCTTTATAGGCATTTGTGGATTCTTTACCATAGGTGTTAGACATTGTATCTTTGAGCTTATCTATAGATTTTTGTAGACGTTCATTGGATTCTGTAAGCCGTCTTTGCGTTTCTGCAACTTCTTTTGCATTACCACTACCAATGCCGAAGACACTACCTAATGATTTAATAGCTCCTATACCATTAATAACTGCCCCAATATAATTACCAGTAGCAAAATCTGATGCAGCTTGTGAACCTTTATTGAATGCATCTGCTCCACTTTTAAGTTTCTGTCCAAGGTCTGAATCACCAAAACCAAGAACATCAATCAATTCGCTTGCTTCTTGTAGTTTTTTGGCGACATTACTCATACTTTCTGCCCACTCATTTGCAATCTCCTTGATAGATAACCTAGCTTTATCTTGTGTTACATTTGCATCCTCTTGTGCCTTCTTTACATCCTTTGTAGCCTTGCCGACTTTTACCTCAGAAACAGCGAGTTCATCAAAGAGTTTCTTTAATTTTTCGAGCTGTTCGTTGCTGAGATTCATCTTATTCTCATTAAAGAGTGCGCTCTTGTTCTGAGAGGTTATCTTATTTGTGCTTACAGATACACCCGTTTCAGCAAAGACTTTCTGTATAGCAATCCTCGTAGAGGACTGTCGTTCCTGTGCATTATATTGCTCAACTGTAGCTTTTCTTAATCGCTCTTGTGCGTCAGCAGCCTCTTGCAAGAGACGATTATATTCACGCATCTTCTCGTTAGACCATCCCCACTTATCGGTCTGCTCTGAAATTGCATCATCAATCTTACCAATCTGTTCAGATACAACCTTCATATCATCAATATCAAGAGTACCCGAACCGAGAAGGTCTTTGAGCTTTTTTCTTAGGTCTTCGAGATAAGATTTGCTCAATCTTCCCATATCAGAGAAAACAGAATCCCAGTTAATAGAATCCTTGAAATCATTAAAGTTGAGCTTCTTTAGCTGCTCTTCAAGGTCAGTTTTCAGCTTTGCTTCCTCGAAAAGATTACCTTTTGCCCTTGCTTCTTTGATTTTCTCGTTATACTCCTCAATGATGGCGAGCTTCTGCTGTTCGAGGTTACCATACTCCTTCAGGTATTCACGATATGATTTTAATTCATCAGCATAAATCTCATTATTATATGATTCTACAGTCTTCTGTTCAATGATGGTGTACTGCTCGGTAATCTTCTGAATATTCTTTGAATCAAGATGTTTCTTATCATCCCAAGTCTCAGCCTTGCCACCCTTTGCCTTAATAACAGACTGCTGTGCGTCAAATTCAGCTTTCTGTCGGTCACGCTCTGCCTTGATAGCTACATTCTTTCGCTCTTCAATCTGCTCAATTTCTTTGGATAGCTCTCTTTTGCGCTCGGCAATGACCTTTTCTTCGCCTTCTTTCATCGCCTTAATCTTTGCATCGGTTACTTCCTGTTCCAAAGATTGCCAAGCTTTTGCTCTCTCGTAGGCATTCTTATAGATAACATCATCAAGCTTCCCTTCTGCTGAATTAATCTGCTTCTGCTGAGTAGCATCCTTCTTTGCATCGGTCTTGCTTTTATTTGCAAGAGAACGTTTTGCTGCTTCCTCTTGTCTGATAAGCATTCTCTGTTCGCTATTCTGCTGAACTTGTGTTCTAAGAACCTGCATTCTAAGTTCACGCTCTGCGGCAATATCCTTCAAAGATTGAGTATGCAATTTAGCTTGCTTCTCATGTAACTCAACGAGCTGTTGCTGCTGCTTTATCTGAAAATCGTATTTCTGCTTAACAAGAGCCTTTGCCTCCTCAATTGCAGCGATTTTCTCCTTTCCTTGTAAGGTATATATTTTATTTCTTACCTCGGCAATTTTTCCATCAAGTTTGAGCTGAGTTTCCTTATTCTTATTGATAGCGATTTGCGTTTCTTGAATCTTACCTGCAAGGGAAGCCGCTTGCTCTGCCTTTGTAAGTATTCCATTGAATGCCGCTCCTAACTTTTTTGATAAATCTTCATTGGTAAAAGCATCATAAGCGGTCTTAACTGCGCCTATTGCGCCTGACACACTCGTTTTAAATGCATCAATAACAGTTTCGCCAGCACCCTTAATTCCATCCCAAGTTTTTTTAAGACCAGCGGTAAAGGTGTCCCAATCCATATTTAATACACCTTTAATGGTTGTTCCAAGACCACCAATAAGGTTCACCGCAGCTTTTACGGCGGTTTTAAACGTCTTTACGAAATTGTTACCGAAGTCACGAAGAGGAGCGTTTGGCTTAGTGAAGCACTTGTACAAGTATTCTCCGAAGATAATCACAATATCAGTGATAGACTTAGCAAGAGAACCAAAGTATGCCATCAGCTTTGTATAGACTTTCTGACCCTCTGCGGATTTAGTCATCCAGGTATGCACCGCCTTGAAAGCAAGAGCGATTGCAGCAATTACCGCACCTACTGGTGTTGCGCACATTCCCCACAGAGCTTTTGTTACAGATTTAATAGCCGTAAGAGAACCCGTTACGGGAATACCAAGAGCCTTGAAAGCTTCGCCGACCTTACCAATCTCACCTTGCAACTTACCATTGGCAGTCATTACATTGATGATTCCGTCCTTAAAGTTATTTAGTCCAGACTTTGCTTGTGCGAACTCTTCACTAAAACGCTGACCGATGGAAGAACCGTTTACTTTTGCTTTCAGCTCATCAATAGGTTGAGTTATTTTGTCTTTTATGCTTTGTCCGAAATCGGAAATCTTCTGCCAGCAATCAGAAATCTGATTGCGCAATCTACCAATAAAAGTCTCTTCGTTCTTCTCACGGATAGCCTCTTGCAATACAGATATATTATTCTTTGTCTTTTCAATCTCAGACTGTAGTTTCTGTAAGTCTTCTTTCTGCTTTTCTCCAAGTGGCTTTCCATCCATCTTAGAAGCTTCTGCTTCCAAATCTTGCAATTTCTGCTTACTCTCATCAAGCTTAGAAGTCAGTTCTGATAATGATGTGTCCTCAACATTGATTTTAACAGTTGATGTTGCATCAGACTGAACGATAGTTGAACCCCCTTGAATCTTATTCGCAGCTTCGAGAAGAGCATTGTATTGCTGAAGGTCTGCATTAAGTCGCTGCTGTTCTGTTTGCCAATCATTGATTTTTAATTGAAGGGCATCAATATTTTCCTGTGCTTTCTCTATAAGTCTATTGTAGTAGTTAGCACCATTTCCTGTTTCGTTATCCGCAGCAGAAAGATTGTTCATAGCATTCTTATAGCTCTCAATCTTTGATTTCTGCACTTCTATTTTCTTCGTTGCTTCCTCGATGTTTTTAGCAAAATCAGTTGCATCAAGCTTATTTTGAATATCTTCAATAGCCTTCTCATACAACTTCATATCTGCTTTCAGCTCCTTTGTGCTCTCGGATTGCATTCGTTCAATCTCAGCACGACCCGAAGCAACGGAAATATATTGCTGCAAAGCTTCTGTCAAATGTCTAGTTGCCTCTACGTTCTGATTTTCCGCTTCGGCATTCTGTGTTGCCGCCTCGGCATTTGCTACGTGAGCTGCTGCTTCTGCTGATGTGGCGGTTGCTGCCGTTGTAGCCGTAGCCCCTACAGCAATATTCGTTGCGGATTGAACACCATTTGCGCTTGTGCTTGCAACGGAGAAAGCACTTAATGCTTGGTACGCACCATTTACCTGAGAGATAGAGTTTCTTATACCATCATAAGATTCAACAAGGTCTTTTACATCACCTTTCGCCAATTCCAAAGAATGCTTTTGAGCATCAATTTGCTTGGTAAGCGAACCGAATGCCTCTGAGCCTTTTTCAGTCTTAGCTAACTGCTCGTTAAGTTTACCGATAGTACCTTCAATGGTTTCTACTCGTTTATTGGCGGTATCAATCATTTCAGGTACTAACTGAATCCCCTTCGTAGCTTCATCCATAGCAGATTTAAGAACCTGCATAGCCTTGGTGGTCTTTGTTGCAAGGTCTTCATCGGATTGCGCCACATCGTTAAGTGCCTTATTCATTCTCTGAGATAAAGCTTCTGTATCAACGCCGACACGATTCAATCCATCACAGAGCTTGTCAAGTGATGCTTGAATATCAGAAATATCCATCTGTCCGCTGATTCCAAGTATTTCATCTGCTGCTGCCATATTGTTTGCTTATTTATGATTATTACATCAAGCCCATAAAGAAATCATTAGCAGAGATTGGCTCATCTATCTTATGATACTCTTTTTGCGGCTTCTTTTGCTGTCTGCTACCTTTTCTCGGTTCTTTCTTCGTATTTGTACTAAAGGACGGAATCGAGCGGTTAAGCAGTATAATATTAAGGTATGAGCGATTAAATACGACCTCCTCGTAACTCATACGAAAGTACTTCATTACTTGTCCGATTGTTGCCCATGGGGAGTCGTTTTCGGCTCCGTCATTATCTTCGTCTGAGTCAGGAAAATTATAGAGGTTAAGAAAAAATTTGCATTAAACGAACCGCTGATGAACTTTACAAGCTCATTGAATGCCATAATACCAAGGTGCTTGCGTATATATCGCCCCCATACCTTGCGTGCCCACTTCTTGCGAAAGGCACACACGATAAAAATCTCACTCATTAAACGAGCTGTCTCAGAGTGCTCAAACAAAAGAGGGATTATATTAACTTTATCACCTTCTTTCCATGTTGGTTCTTTGATAGAGTTACCGAATGCACCCATTTCATAAATCTGCATAAAGGTGAGTGGCTTCACTTTAAAGCGAAACTTACCAACTTTAATCTTTACAGATGCCTCGGAAAGTGTCTTTGCTACCTTTTCCTTATCTGATGTTTTCATATCACAAATATGTTTTATAACATAAAAAGCGGTGCGGCTTGGGAAAGTTCCCTTACCTCACCGCCTTTTGAAGTTTAATTTTAAATCATATAAAAGATAAAAGCTTTACTTACTTCGCAATAGCCGCAGCACTAATATCCTTTGTGAGGATATTGCGATGACCGCTCTTCTTGTCACCCTTTGCATCGAATACCGCCATCTGACGGAACTCAATGTTAAGATTAGGAAGTCCACTCTTACCGATAGAACCACTGCGAGTGATTGTAAGTTTCATCTTAGACCACTGGAAGGTACGAGAAGGAATATCATCCAAATCTTTTGTTACAATCTGTACAGCCTTGTAAATCTCGGTTTCTTGTGGAAGCTCATTCAACCAAGCATCCTTACCACCAGTACCAGAATCCTTTGTGTAACCAAGAAGCTTAGTGAAGTTTTCTTCTGAGAAATCGTATGTCTGCAAGGTAAAGCCCTTTGTTGCTGCTGATGTGGTCAGCACTGCGTAAGGGTCTTCTGAATCCTCAACCTCTACATCCGATGTCTGTGCTGCCTGGTCGTTAAAACTCAAGCTACCAGAAACGACAGCCTTAATTTTGTCACTCCATGTTGTAGGATAGCCGCCATTTTCGACACAATCGGCAAAACTGAAGCTTTCCAAGCCATATACACCATTCTTTGCCATAGTTTTATTCTTTTAAATTATTATACGTTACATTAAATTTCATATTGACGTAATAAGTGTTATCGTTATCACGAGTTGGGCGAGAGATAGAGTAGAAATCGAAGTAGCAACCACCAAGATAAGCACCATCACCAAACAGAGAAAGAATCTTTTCAGAATAATCAGAAAGCTTCTTTATATCAGGTAAATTAGATGAGGTCTTAGGGCAATGAATATTCAGATTCACTACACCCTCATTAATGGCATCACTATACACAAAAGGAAGATGATTGATGGCGATATAATCACCAATAGCCAACTTTTCGGGTATCTCATACTTAAAGATACGCCCTTCCTCTATGCCTATTCTCTCAACATTATCATTGAGATACTTATATAATGCCGTTACCGCTTTATCTCCGAGTATCATATCTAACTATCACTTTTAATCATTTCAGCTACTTCTTCAAAAATCTTCTTCATTTCGTCACGAAGGAAATACTTTGTAAGGTGTAAGACATTGTAGCCTTTATCTTCTACGTATTTACCATAGTTCATACCAGCAACAATAACGAGAGAGTACCCTTTGGGTGCTACTACACCTTCTTTCAGTGCATACTCACTGAGTGCAGCACTTACGCCCTCCTGTCCTTCTTCCGCTTCTTCTGCCTTTGGAATCTTACCAACTGCCGAGGTAATGAGTTGCCCATCAAGGTAGAGAGCGAAAGAAATTGAGTTCTTCAAATTTGCAGTTCGGTCTTGATAACCTTTGTTTTCTTTAGAGTAGGTGACCGCTTCTTCGGCAAGTTGCATCAAACGCATATTAAGATAACTGATAATCTGCTGCCTCTTTTCGTTCAGCCTTTTCTGTAAGGCTTCACGACCTTTGATTTGTAATTCAACCTTTGCCATATTGCCGCCTATTAGAGCCAAATTCTAAGATAGCGTTTCTTTAAGGTTACGAAGCCTTTAACCTCCATTTCCTTATCAATCGTGCCATCTTTCTTGGTTATCCAAACCTTTTCGCCTTCCTTCGGTATGAGAGGGTATTTTGCTTTTGAGAGAGGAGCATAGATTTCGTGCGAATACACGTACTGCTGCCCGTCTGTCAGAGTGATAATCTTCGCCTGCGAATTAGGCAAAATAACGCACTTTCCAAAGGTTTGCCATTCTCCTTCGGGCTGTTCGATAGGATTTCCGTCCTCATCAAAGCCATCTTGTGGAGCACCTTTTACTTTAAGTATATCGTCAAAGTTCATACGCTATCTATTTGATTACCATACCTTCACACTCTGAACCCAATAATCATCAGAAGTACTATCAATAACAAGGTCAGCATCCAATCCAGCATCCTTTGCAATAGATTTAATCATCTTATCAATGAGATTCTTGTCGTTCTTGTAACTCTGAGAGATACTGCCAACATTCTCACTTGATAATGGATTCATCTTGTAGAGGATACGCATAGCCGCATAGGCTACGGGTTTCTTTACCGCTACAGAGTATTCATCAGCCACGGATGCCGTGATGCTGAATTTGTCAGCAGCATCAATAAACATCTTCTCCAAAGTCTCATCTGAGGTAGAGAAAGGCTGAATCTCGCTTGCTATGGCTTCTGAAATTGTCATGCTAATCTTGTTATCTTATGAAGTTTCACTTATTAAATCAATATATTCATAACTGAGGGTCAGTGCATTAAGCACCAACCTTCAAGATAAAGAAGTCCTCAATACCATCGAATACAGGTTGCATCCACATTTCGTTGGTAAGGTGATAACCCTTCTTATCTCTCCAATAACCGACAAGGTTGTTATCGTATGTAGAGTAAGAAACATTTGGTACTGGGTCGATTTTCTCCAAACTCTCTGCGCACTTAGGCACAGCTACCTTGTCGGCGCACATCGCAACAACTCGGTTGTCTGGGATAAGGTTGTAAACAGTCTTATCAGGCAGCTCAACGAACTTATCCTCATCAATTTGAATTGTTGGAAAGAGAATAGAGCGCAAGTAGATATTCATCTGCTCAACGCTAATCATCGGTGCAGCAGGATTGATGGTAATCTCACCAAGGTTCAAGCGGAAGGTTTCCTTAATCTCCTTTGCCTTACACATTGCGAAGAATGTGTTCTCAGACATACGAAGACGCAGAATCTTACGACCCTTCTTGCGAGCCTCGTCCTTCAACTTCTTAATATCCTCAATAGGAGTTGCGTTCTCCTCACCCCAATTTGTGGTAGCAGAGAGCTGCTTAACACCCAAATCAAAGGTGTAAGATACGTTAGCCTTAGAGTTATTGGTACGTGATACCGTCTGAGTACCCTTGAACAATCCCTCGAAGTACAACATATCAACACGCTTATGAGGAGCGATAACCGCCAACTCAAAAGGTTTGAATGAGTACTTGATAAGTTCATCGTACTTAGCATCGAGCTGTGACTGTGTATAACCGCCACGTCCCAACATATCATTATACTTACCCTCCAAGAGGTGCATCTGGTCGAGGTAGTCGTTATCAAGCTCCCACTCATCGGCGATACGACCGATAGAGCCCGTAAGCTGACCCCAATCAGGCATGGTATGCAATGGACGCTCTGCGTTCTTAGCGACTACAGAACCGACCATAGCAGCAGCATAGGTTGCCATATTTGCTTGATATACCTTTGCAGCACAATACTCGACAGGCTTCAACTCATTCTTCCACTCAGCCTTATAGGTGGAAGTCTTCATGTATTCGTCAATGTAGGCTTGAAAAGACTTTGGGTCTTGCAAATCTTTCAAAATACTATTCATAATCTATAATCTCCACTTTTAAAGGTTACTGAATCTTAAACAAAGCGACACCATTTGCATTGATGCCTGCCTTAATCTCGTCATTAATAGGATAAGGGAGCGAATCTTCCTCTACCTCCATTACCTGTAAGGTAGGAGTAGCTGCGATAGAAGAATCTGAATCTCTAATATCGAGAGTATCGTATGAGAAGCCAAGAAGTACGTCCTTGGTCTTGTCATAATCTGATACAATCGCATCTTTAGCAACCGCATTCTCGAGTGCTGATACAGTCAATGTATCTACACCATCAGCAGGAGCAATCGCCGAAATGGTTGCACCAGCAATCTTATCTCCAACCTGGAACAAAGAACCGCTAGCAATCTTCAAGGCTGTAGCAGCCTTATCAGCCTTTTCTACAGCCTTTGCAGTCTTCACAACCTGCGCCTTACCACCAGTTACAAATCTGAGAATTGTACCCTTTGCAACAAACTTCAATGTAGCTGGAAGGTTGGTGCGGTCGAGGTCGTAACCACCCTGTCGGCGAAGGCACTGCTCTTCAAGCCAAAGTGCTTCCTTAATATCCTCTGGCTTGGTTCTATGCATAAAATAGCCTCTGTTTGACATAATTTTCTTCTTTTTAAGAGTTTAACATAATTCCTTAGAATGTCCTACTCCTTTGGAGCGTTACGCTCTGAGAAGCCTTGCATTCTCTTAATGAAATCATTTCTCTCGTCTTCAGGAGAAGTCGCCTTAGGAGCTTCAACGAAACTGCCGCTTGCAACAAGCGACTGCTTCAATGCAGTCCAATCATCAGCACATTGCTGTGCGAGAGTTTCAAGGTTCTCCTCCTTGTCGAGCTGATAACGTGAACGGAACTGCTCTGGGATATCCTTCAACTTATCGCTCTTGCCGAAAAGGTCATTGAGACGTGCTCTTTCTTCCTTTTCCTTGTATGGAGCAATGGCTGCGGCTACAGCATCGCTAACAGCTTTCCGAGTATTCTCGGCAATCATCTGCTGAACCTGCTCTTGCGTAAGCCCTGTTGGAGGAACTGGAGGAGTAGGAGGAACTGGTGGAGTAGGCTTATGGTTAGGGTCGTTAGGGTCAATCCATCCATCGAATTTCTTCGTTGTTTCACTGACCGCACGATTGAATGATGATTGCATCATACCAACATAAGGTTCAACTGCCGAGATAGCACTCGTTACATCCTCGTCCTTTGACTCATCTGTTAGACCACGACTTGCAACAATCAGGTCAACCAGCTTTGAAAGTTCATCCTTCTTCAAACCATACTTTGCAAATGATGTTTTGGCAGAAGCAAGCACTTTTTCTTTTATTGTCATAGTAATTCTGTTTTAAACGTTAATAAATAAATAATTTCCGATTGCAAAATTACTATTTCTATTAATAAAATAATAATAAATAATAGAAGCTGTGTAAACAAATGCTATTTTTGGCGATTTTCTTGCGGTCTAAGCGGCTTTCTTTTAGTTTATGTATAGTTATTAAGAAATAAAAATAAAAGGCAAGATAGCCAATATTCTTGGTTACTTTGCCTTGCGTTGTATCATATCTATCTTTGCCTTAACCTTCTTCGGATTCCTAGCATCGTGATTACTCAATCTTACCACATGATACCCGAGCCGCCATATACCCGAAGAGCGGTTACCATCCTTGCGCTTTTGGTCTTTGGTAAAATGGTAGCCACCATCGAGTTCTACTATAGTTTTTATCTCGGGCAGATATATATCAGCGAAGTATAGCTTTCTGCCCGTGACTATCGGTTGCTGTGGTATCACCTTATATCCTAATAGAGTGCAGATTTTCGCCGCAGCCTTCTCCGCATCGGTTGTATGTGAAAGGAGGTCGCAGCGAATCTGTCTGATTAAAGCCTTTGAGTATTTCATTTGCTCTTCTTTATCATATCAATCTCATCCTGTAGATAGAAGATTGCTTTGCTCAAATCCTGCACTCTCTGTTCTCGCTCTGAAAGGTTCATTTCCTTCTTTCCCTTGCGTAAAAGATACTTTACTGCCGAGCCGCAGTTAAAATCAAGGTGTCGGCAAATATCAATCGGCTCTATGCCGCAGAGTTCCTTTAGCCAAGCGTAATGGTTAGGGTGATTAACCATTTCTTCCTTTTCCTCTGTGACAATAGTACCATTTTTTGTAATCTCTTCAAACTGAATAGGGATATTCTTTCTATATGCAAAATTGTATTCGTCTGGTATAATATTGCATTCTACAATAGCTCTACCTACCTTGATAACTTTCAATCTGAGAGGGCAAATATTGGCTAGCGGATATTTTTCTTCTCCGATGTTATAAACGTAAACTTCTAGTCTATCATTTACATGGACTACCATACTAGGCTCTATTGGTAAGGTAAATACCAACCCTTCACGTATCTTCATTGATTCTATCATAATTCTTAATTTTTAAAAAGTTTATCAACTGCTAATTCCTGTAATTACGGATGCATACATCTTACAACCCTTGCTTCTGTATTATTTTTCTTCTGATACCTACAAAGATTGCATTCAATAGCACCGACTTTATTTAGAGCGTGCGTATATCGACCACATTCACCGAAAGGGCAATCTGTTGCATATTCAATACCGCCGTGAATAAACTCACGTACCTCATACTTAATTGCCGTATTCGGCTTCTTTTCTTTCTTTTGGTATAACATATTATCTTATCTCAATTTTAATTTTATAAATCGACTTCTGCTTCAAGTTTTCCGTGCCATCAAGCAAAAGATGAGCAATGATGTCATCTACGGATTCGCTGATAGCTCTCTTCGTATATTCGTGATAACTGCCGTCTTCTTTTTCTTGATAGACGTTTACAGAGCCAGAGCTATTATCTGTGACAATAACCCCATTATCGGCGAACTCTAGCTTAAAATTAAGTTTTTCCATATAATTATTTTTTTTGTTCCATGAAATGTTTTTGTTGTATTAACATCATTCTTGTAATCAGATTCTGCATCTTTTCAATAATGAACTTCGGGGTTTCCGAAGTTCTGATAAAGAAAGGATGCTTTCCTCTCTTATGCTTATTGACGAACAATGTATCATCTTCACCCTCTATCTTTACAGCAATCATGTACTGACCGATGAAGAGGTGAGCACTTCCCTCTTTTCTCTTTCGAGGTGTAGTGTACTTAATGCCGTTCTCATCTAAGAAAGACATCAGCTTCTTTAATTTCGTTTCATTTTTCATCTTGCATATCTCCTATAGTTTAGTTATCGCTTAACATTTTCTCAACCTCATCATCGTATTTATTTCTTTTACACCAAGTAGTGAGGTCAAAGATTACTTCCGCATCCTTTCTAAAGCTTTTGTATAAGCTCAGATAGTTTTTCTTTGTTTGTGCGTTAGCCTTTCTCGCCTCGTGGAAAAAGGCAAAGTAATTCTTAAAATATTCAGAATGTATTGTGATAATATCGGCATCTTCGCATTTTTGCATCATAAATAGCGTTGCTTCTACTATAACGACTGCCTTTGAAGCACAATAGATATGATTCTTTTCATTTGCTACAACTTCTCCGTTCCTTATGATGATAACTGAAAATTTTCCTGTTGCGAACTTATCTTCATAATCACAACTTACGTAGCACTCATATCCAACAAGTTCTTTTGCTGGTGTAAGGTAAGTATCGAGCCAATTTTTCTTTTTCTCCATTTTGTATCTCCTGTGTTATTATATAATCGGGTGGGGGCGTATGTGCGCCCGTTAGTTAATTATTTCTTGGGGCTGTCGCCCCTATAAGGGAATAAATTTTATTAAAGCCCTCATCCCTTATTTTATTATTTTTGATTTTACATAAACTACATTTTTGCCTCCTTCCTTCTCATACCATGACGAGATATTGATATAGCATCGTCCATCTGCATACGATAAATATTCGATTCAATGGAAAATGCACTTCTATTTTTTGCGCTTATCACTATCATAGAACCTTCAAAATCCGTAATAGCCATATTATTGGTACATACCTTTGCATCGCACCTTACTTCCTTGATTCTTGTGCGCTTATTGATGATACCCTTGTTTACAAGCTGATTTGTAACTTTGAACGCTTGGTACATCGTACCATAGATAACATCCTTGATTCTGTCATAAGATAAACCTTTGTTATCGCTAAACTTCTTCCTCAACATACGACTTTCACGTTTGAGAGCCTTGCGAATAGTCTTTGCATTTCTCCCATTCGTCCCCTTATTGTGCGTATTGATTACGTCCTCTTGCATTCTAACTTGGTTCTCCATGACAATCCTTCTCAAAAGGTTTTTGAGAGCAGGGAATGTCATCTTCGTCAAATCATCCTTGCGAAGCTTATAACTATATCCATTATTTGAATGTATGCTACGTGCAATGAATCTCTTCTTTCCATTTTTCTCTTCAAAACGGAAATACCCTATCTTGCAACCATATTCAAGCAGTCTCTTTAATTTATTATTGTCAATATGCAAAAGCTTGGCGCAATGATTGTATGACACAAGATTAAGGTCTGATGAGCGGAATAAGAGCTTTATTTTAAGAAGCAAGCAGAAGGCATCTAAGCGATTCTTGTCGCTCAGAGCAAACTTAGCTTCTTGTATTCCTATTCTTATTCTTTTCATCATTATATATATATATATATTAATGTAAAAACCAAACAGATGAAAGGTGCTATCAATCATTCCGTTTGGTTTATATATCGAACCCTTTCACTTGTGTTGATTGGGCATATATGATTCTTTTCTTAGCTTGGAAAATAGCACTTTCCTTTTACGCCGCAAAATTATAAAGAAAAAATGAGATATTCACTTAAAATCTATTAAAAAACTAATAGTACGTATTAATAAACTAAAAATAGCTATTAGAAAATTTGGTAGTCTGAGAGAAAGTTATTAATTTTGCGGTATCAAAGTTAATAAAATAGCTTTTGATACATATAATTAATGTAGATATTATTAATAAATTAAAAATAGGAGATACGAAAAATGAAAAAAGAAAAAGACATGATGAATCCATGTAATTGGAGAACCGAAGATGTAAAAGATGCGGTACAAGCAGCAATGCTTGCCGCTAGTGGAATTATTTTAGCGTATGCTGTTATCTGGCTCGCTTACTAAAAAAGGAGGTAATATGGAGATAGTAACAACATTAGTTAAGTTCCGTTGTCGCAAGGATAAAATGATGGAGCAGTCAAAGAATGCTCAGATTTTTCTCTTTGAAGGCAAAGAAGGTAAGACAAAGGTATTCGTACCAAAGTCAAAGTTAATTATTAAGGAGGATGCAATTAGTGATAACTACAATCTTTGCATTATACCTAAATGGGTATTCCTTAGCACAAAGAACCTTTCGCAGAATGTTGAGTTGGTAGGAGAAACGCAACACATGGAGGTTCTCAATGATATTGAAGATTAATAGTATATATAGTAATAATTATTTTGTTTAATGTATTAAAAATAGGAGATACAACAATGAACACAATGGCAATGAATTTGATGGCACAGCCAAAGGTAGCAGAAGTAGCGGTTGCAAAGCAGCCAGAGTTAAAGAGTGATAACATGAATCAGTTCTTGGATTTTGAGACATCTAAGGTACAGATTCTAACAATCGACCAGCTTGAACGCACCGAGAAAGAGAATGATGTGTATGGAAAGCCTTTGAAGGGCATCTATCACTTTGACCTCATTCATCAGGTGGAAGACTTGTGCGAGAAGCACGGCTACAAGGCTGAGATTTACGACCTCTTTGCGGCGAACAACAAAGACCGCAATACTCCAGGTGTTACCCGTTTGCCTGAGAAGGAGGCTTTGATGGGTGATAGAGCTGTAGAGGCTCATATCCTTCGCCGAGTATTCTGTAATATTCGCTTGCGTGACTTTGATAAAGGAGAGGGCAATGATGAGATTACAACCAATATGGCGGTATCATTCCATCAGAAGGGTATTCAGTTAGGTATCGGTAGAAACGTAGTTATCTGTCACAATCAATGTATGCTTAGTGCTGAACATTACGCTGCTACCTACTCAGACATCAATAGCGGAAGAGGAGCTTTCAAGCTCGATGAGCTTCTTCAACGTGCTGATGCTTGGCTCGCTAATCTAAGAGGCATCATTAATGCCAATGATGAAATGATTGAGCGTATGAAAAATCGTGAGATTAAAGCACAGGAAATGTTTACCATCATCGGTATGCTGACCTCACTCCGTGTTGCTGCTGAAACGAAATACAAAGGCATTCGCAACCCTCAGGTCATTCCTCTCAATCAAGCACAGATTGGTCGCTTGACCGAGAAAATGATGATTGCCTACTACGAGCGCAATATTGTTACCGCTTGGGATTTGTACAATGCGGCTACCGATATGTATAAGTCAACTCAGCTCGACCAGCCAATGATTCTTTCACAGAACTTGGCAATGAGTAGCTTCATTCAGAATAAGTTGATTTAAAATATAACTACATAAGATTGAATATTGAAGTCATAAGAAAGTCGTTTTTTGAAGAGCCATAAAGCCGCCGTGAGGTGTCGGCTCTTTCTCTTAGAAGAATTATTTTATTCAGATATTGTTTGCCGTGAGGTAATCAGTTATGTCAGTTATTAGTTAGATAGATATTAATCATGGTTGTTGATTTTTGCCCTACGGCGGTAGGGCTTTTTATCCCAATGAAAACCAATCGCACGGTGTGCGTGAGCTGTAGAATAGTGGTTCCGACTTCTTTTAGTTAGAATAGATGTATGTATTATTTTCCATGTTTTTAAAGTATATGCGAAGATACTCCGTAATAAGCAGCTCTTAATAAGCGGAGGTTGGCGAGGGTTCGATTCCCTCTCTTGGGGCTATGTTTTTTTAATATATATAATATGACAGATTTTAACGAAAAATTAAATTTGCTGAAGCTCAAAAGAGCTGGCGTAATGAAAATCCAAGGTCGAACCGAGGTGCTTCGGTGTGTGGTTATTCCTATCGAAGATAATAGTATCTTCGTTACAACAGATGATAATAATCAACCGAAGGCTGCTTATCTCGACCTTACAGCTTGGGAATTAAAGAACCCTAAGTATGACGAGACTCACATGATTAAACAGTCGTTGCCTAAAGAGGTTCGTGAGAAAATGACAGATGAGGAGAAAAAGGCGATGCCTATCCTTGGTGGTTTAAAGCCTGTAATTTTTGAAAGTCAGAATGCGGCTTCTTCTTGTGCTGCACCTTTTGCTCAAACACAGGATTTGAATGACTTACCTTTCTGAGCACAGACTCTCTTAAATAATGGTTTTAAATTAGTTTTAGATTATTAGAAATATGAGAAGTAGAACGAGTAATTGGTTTGAGGTAGGAATCCGCTATCAAAAGACCCAAGAAGATGGTTCAGAGAAATCTGTGACCGAAAAGTATGCGATTGATGCCTTATCCTTCACGGAAGGTGAGAGCGCAATCACAGAGGAGATGGCTGCTTATATTAGCGGCGAGTTTAAGGTTAAATCAATGCAAGAGGCTTCATACAGAGAGGTTTTCTTCTCGGATAAGGGTGATGATGATTGCTGGTATAAGGCGAAGTTGCAATTCATCTCCTATGATGATAAAACCAATAAGGAGAGACGTAGCAACGTGACTTACCTCGTGCAAGCTAAGTCAATGCACAGAGCAATCAATAACATTGATGAGGTAATGGGCAAGACCATGATAGATTATGAAATCATCGGTCTCAGCAAAACCAACGTGTACGATGTCTTCGAGCATAAGACAAAGGAGGAGAAGGAACAGAAGTCTAACGAAGAAAAGAAGGAGGAGTAAATTATGGCAAGACCAAAGAAAAATGGCGTAGAACAGCCTTTAAATTTAGATGGCAATAATATGCCTATGGAGAACGAGAACGCTCAGCAGAGCCAAGAAAATGCGGCTCAGCAGCAAAGTGAGGAGCAAGTTGAGGAGTTTGAGGAAGAGGATGAGTTTCCTTTTGAAATAAAGGATGGAGTTCCTTCCCCTATTAATAATAACGGTTCGTTCATTATCTACGCTCCTACTGATATTGAATCCCGTAAAGGTCGAATCCCTGTAAATATGGGTATTACTCTCAGAGAGGGTTATCGTGGCTTGATTGTTCCAATCACAGCCAATGCAATTTATGGTCTTCCTACTGAATCAGATTATCGCTTACAGCATTCTGATGTGATTTCCACACAGGTAGGGGAGGAGGAAGAGGTAAGGCTCGTACTCTCTATCAATGACGAGACAATGATTCAGGAGCAGACAAACTTTGGCTCACGCTCCCGTAATCTTATTATCCCGAAGGGTACTCCGCTTGCCATTCTTGTGATTTTTAAGCTGTGAAATATATAATTGCGGATGGAGGTCTATTCTATAGTATCTCCTTCCGCTTTATTAAGTAAACTATGACAGAAGTTGAACGTAAAATGCGCAGAAGTAAATACGGCAAGACCTACTATCAGAAGCATCGTGAAGCTTGCATCGAAAGAGCCAAAGCTTGGTACAATGCTCATAAAGAGCATCGTAGGCTGTATATGCTTGCGTATAATGGTAAATAGTATTTTTATATGGATGAGTTGGATAAAATTAAAGAGTTGAATACTCAATATAAATTGCTGCGAAATAACGGAATGGTGGTAAAAGTAGACCTCGTAACCAATGTGGGAACTTATGTAGTGAAGAACCCTAACATTATTAGCAAGGTGCTTGACTTGCTTATCCGTGAATCGCAGAAGCAGATAGAAAGTGAGGTGAATACATGATAGGATTGAATGATAGACCAACAAGAGCAAAAAGGGTTGTTGTGGTTCAGTTAAAAGACAAAAAGCCTGAACCTTTCCTTACTTGCCCAGAGATTTATTTAAAGTACGATAAAGAGAAGATTGGCATCTGTCTTAATGCTCTATGGAATGCTCTTGCTAAAGATGGTTGCTACGAGAATAAGAAATGCAAAATCTCTTATCAGAGTATCGAACAATTAAAAACATTGGCATGGGAGTAGGTAATAAAGGGTGTTGTGTACTAAAATATCCTCATTCTATAGATGATGGATTATTAGCTCTGTACGCACAGGGGCTTACCATACCCGAAATTAGTAAAAAGGTAGGTATACCTTATGAAACAGTACGGCGGCGACTAAAAGGAAATGGAGTTAAACCTGCATCACCACGATTTATCGCTAAGTATGGTGAAATCCGTTATTTAGGGCGTTTCCGCTACTGGAGCGAGGAGGAGGAACAGAGATTTATTAGATTATTTCCCTTTCGTACAAATAAAGAAATTGCTAAAATCTTCTGTTGTAATATCAGAACAGTTAAGAATAAGGCTATGTCTCTTGGGTTAAGAAAAGATGCCGTATGGTTGCATGAGTATAGATTATCTTCCATGAAGATTGCTGCCATTATATCCAAATCAAGCTCTAAGAAGTTTAGGTTTAAGGAAGGGAATAAATTCGGACATAAGTTTAAGAAAGGGTTTAAGTACGATAAAGAATTTTGGGAGAAATATAGAAGAGGTGAGGTTTCTTTGCCTTGATTTTATTTTTTCTTAGTATATATGATAAAGTTAAAAAACATTTGTAATATGGAAGAAACTAAGTATAATAATGATGTACCTTACGAAAGAGTAGTGCTTAGAGTGTTAGAAAACTACTCGAAGATGCAAATCAAGCTAACTCGTTACCAGAAGAAGGTCAAAGAGCAAGGTGAGTTGCTTAATAAATTAAACAACAAACACAATGATTACGAGAAGGTCGTAGCTGAGCGTGATGAGCTTCTCCAAAAGAATAAAGAACTTTCTCGCCAATTGAAGATTTACGAAGGTGTGCGTAAATACTTCAATGGTCAAGTCTCAAAATTAGAAACTGATAAATAATATATCAATATGAAGAAGATTTTATCTTGGTGCGGTTCTCATACTGAGCTGCTATGTGCATTCTTTTTGTTAGGATGCTGTATCAGTAGTGCGGTCAAAGATGGTTGGTCTGTGGCGATATTATTCTTGCCGTTTATCGCTATGTGGATATTTACCTATCACTTACAGAAAGAGATTTCCCGTCTTATTAAGAAGAATGAAGAGCTGAAAGAAACTAATAAGCAGCTCGAAGAGGCTTATGAGGATAAGACTTTAAAACTGAATAGATTTATGGATTTTAAGTCACTCTTTTATTATAGATACCTCTTAGCGCAGAATGATGTTAATTTATGCAAGAAGAAGATTAGCTGCGGTGACTATCTTTCAAATAGGAAGTATTATGAAAATATGATAGAGTTCTATCTTAAAAAGATTTTGGACAAGGTTGTGTAATAATGAAGTACGATGAGTTTTTAAAGAAGGAGCGCCAGAAGAAAGGCAGAAGCAAGCCACGGCACATTGAATCGCAGATTCAGATTCAGATGGTGAAGTGGTTTCGCTTGCAATACCCTCGCTATATCATTGCCGCCATCCCTAACGGAGGACAACGAAGTGCGCTTGAAGCGAAGATTATGAAAGGCGAGGGCGTTTTGGCTGGCTTCTCCGACCTTATTATTATAGCAAGAGAAAATGTCCTATTTATTGAAGTTAAAACTAAGGACGGGTATCAATCTGATTTGCAAGCCAAATTTCAGTCTGACGTTGAGCGATTAGGCTTTCAGTACAGCATTTGCCGCTCATTGGATGAGTTTATCTTAACCATCGAAAAATGGTTAAAAGATAATTTTTCTGTGTAAAAATATCCGATTTTCTTAGTTTTATATTAATATCTATTAAAATACTAATAAAAACACTGAAAAGATTTGTTGGTTTCAAAAGAAATTATTAATTTTGCGGTGTGAATAATTAATAAATAGGTTTAACAATTAAAAGATACAACAATGGGAACAAAGAAAATTGCTCGATTCAGATTTACGGTATTTGCCCATATTTTCAATAGTTGGGATGAGGTTGTAAGTTATTACGAAAGACTTGTAGAGCGTGGTGAATGTGTTGTACTTCCTACTGTTTCATTTTGGGATGGTAAGGTAAGAACCAATAAGTGGCACGCACAGGTTAAAGAGAATGGTAAAATTGAGTTTACAGAAATTAAAAAATAGGAGATACGACAATGATTACAATTATCAATAAATATACGGGCGAGATTATCACCAAGTACTCAGGTGCTTTGGTTAGCGAATCTACAGAAGATTCTTTTATCGCTAACGCAAAGGGGTCGGGTACGTTCAGAGGACGTTGGAATGCTATCGTAGAGTATTTTATTCCTCTGAAAGGGTTGAATGCAACACAATGCCTTCTTAAAAGCCAATACGCTGTGAAGGAATGTATGAAGAAGAAATAATTAACGTTTAAAAATAGGAGATACAATTATGGAAATCAAGGTAAATATACCACAAAACGATTATGTTCAACCAACCGAAGTTAGAGAGGAAGTCGTACAGGCAATCTGTAATGCCTTCTTATCTAATAGTTGTTGGGATATTTTTCATCCTTTCTCAGGTGCAAATAATGGTAGCCGACCTGCTACAAGACGTATTAGTTTGAGCAATCCACGTTTTAGTGGACACGCCAATGATAAGGATATGGTTAAAATACATGGATGTGAAATGAAAGCTGCCTTTAAGGTATTGATGAAGGCTGGTTATCACATGTATAAGGTATATGACTACGGCTCTTGGATGGGTTACGCTTGCGATAAGAAACCTTTCCGTGAGGGTGCATCTGAGGTTCTTACGTTTAACGATTTTATTGATTAAGCTTATGTTTATAGAATTTAAGAATTTAAATGTAGCATTCGGAAAAGAGTTCCCTTTAGCTATCGTGTACCTCAATAAGTGCGATGGTGAACGTTTTTTAAGGGAGCAAGGAATAGCGAAATCTGGCTCTTTTAGCAGCTTTATTTCGCTTATTGCTATCGTTGATTTTGTTCCGCAGAAAATCGGGTGTGAGATAAATTTTACTAATTATCGCATTCTTAATAAAAAGGAAGAGGAAGATGCTTTAGCTATTTTTAAAAGAAGCAATCTTACTATCAATGATAAAGGGTTTGTTTCCTTCCTTGATTATAAGCAGATTTGCTTTGAGGTAGATGGGAATATTCTTCCTTATGATGATTTCTGTAAGTATCAGCTACCTAAGAATAAGGTATTTAAACTAGTCTTTGATAATGGCTTCTCCTATCATGGCTCAGAACCTTTTAAGGGTGATGCAAAGAAGTATGCTGATACCGCAATAAGGATTGCTGAGAAGATTGGTTATCTTTGGTTTAGTTGGAGAATGGGTTTCACACTTAACAATCTCCTCAACGTAGATGTGGTTTACGGCAAAGACGAAAGTTATTCAGAAATATCTAACACATAATGACTATGGAAGAGATTGAAGAAAAGAAGTTTATCATAGAAGCAAAGGGCGAAGTGCCCTTTGCTCAACGCACTGGTGATGGCTATGAGTTATTCAATAATGAACGAACAATGAAGTTCTGTGCGAGAAGGCAACAGATACTGGATAATGAAACGGGTGAACAGAAATCTTGTTTTGCCGTTTTCTGCTTCGTTAAAGAGGATGATGGATGGGTACAAGGTGATAACTATCATCAGACGGAAACCATCACCTCTTTTGTTAAGGATTTGAATATCTCTCCTTATTTTACCAATGCTGTAAAGGAATATCGTGAGCAGATGGAAATCACTGAAATATGGGAGGTGAAAAAATGGGAATAGGAGCGATTTTAATCATCATAGGCGCATCCGTCATCGCATTGAGCAGCGTTGTTGCTGTTGGCGCAATGAACGGAAAATTAGAAGGTGTGGTAACCATACAAGAAAAAATCTTGATTACTATATTCTTATTCATCTTACTCATAACGGGTTGGGTGCTATTGTATAACGGAATATCAATAATTAATCTGTAATAAAATGGGAAAGAGATTAAGCTTAGAAGATAAAGCTAAAATAGCTAACGGCAATGAACGTCATTGTAGGCAATGCAATCATCGTGTTTGCCCAGATGGTTTGCTTGAAGTATGTTCGGAGGCTTTTATTCGAGGGTACAAGAAAGGCTATAAACAAAGTCAGAAAGAACAGAAAGAACGTATTGATAAGATACTCCACCCTGTTACTGAGCCTTGTGGTAGTAATGCTATCTTTGTCTTTTTCAGAGACGTAAGAAGTGGTGAGTTACAACCTTATATTGAGGATATGAGAATGCCTGATGCAAAACGTTACCAAGATATAGGTTCAATAAGGTTTTCGCCAGAAAAAAACGAGCCGCAAAAACTACAGATTGCATGGTGTTATCCGAAGGATTTGGTTGAGCTTCTTGGATATAACAAGAAGTATGCTGATTTTGAGCGTATAGCTCTTTCTGAAGGCGCATTCTCTTATCCTCGTGAGGAATATGAGAAAAATCTTCAAAAGTACTCTACCGTGCGCTATGAACACAAAAAATATTATCATTATCGGAAATTAAAAAAATAGCTTTGTTATGGATAAAAAAGATACTAGTCTAACAGTTATACTTGAAATCGGTGGCAACCTTTGTGGTATGACCATAAAGGATAAGGATGATAAAGTTGTACTATTCGAGCATTTGTCATTTAGTGAGCAAATTAAGATTCTCAATAGCCTTAGTCAGAATTATAACTGCCTTGTGCGGTTCTTAAAAGAAAAGGAGGGATAAGGTATGAATTTGGTTCTATTTGTATTGATTATCATATCTGTTGGGGTTACTTTCGGATGTCTTGTGCAAGGTAATAATAATAAGGAGAAGTAAAGTATGGAAGCAACTATTTTATTAGGTAATCATAATGATTGTAAGATTGATACGGGAAGATATGTAGAAACGGACGTTATGGGTTGGAAAGTCATTGTCTATGTACCGAGTGGCATTGATAATGAGCAGGTTCAGAAAGCCCTTGATTACGCTTATTCTACTCTCTGTCAGAGTTGCTATATGGAGTTTATCTTGGCAGACAACTTCCTTCTTATTTCTAAGGAGGTCTTTGATAAGAAGAAGGTGTTTAAGTTCAATCTTAAAAAGCACTTTACTGAATGCCAAACATCTATTCGTGATACGATGAAGTTGTATGAGCGAAATATGGATGAAGACTACTATAATGAGTATTCTACTTTTCTGTGGGATTTGATTAAGGATAAGGTTGAGAAGTTACGAAAGATGATTGAGGATAAGCTTCGCAATCTGAAATGCAAGTATAACCCTTATCTCTGCTCGTATGTCATTATGATTCAGAACCTCGTACAGCAGATTAATGATACCCATATACACGTTATGGAGATTACCGAAAGGGAGTATGGAGTTGATATTGCTCCAAGCTACGAAAATTATCGGGCTAAAATGGCATTCACGCAAGCGGATAATTGTCTGTACGACATCATGCACGATGAAGCAGAGAAATTCCGTGATAATATCGTTAAGGATAAGAAGGTTATCGCCGTATGGTCTGATATAACAAGAACTCTCTATGACCCTATCAACGCAAAGAAGGCTCGTTTCTCGGCTTTCTATAGCATGTCTGAGGAAACGCAAGCTCTCTATAATTTGCGAGAGGAGGATGGCTTCTGCGAGCCTAAAGAAGGTACTAAGAAATTCAAGAAAGGAGCGTAGGGTATGGAGTTAGATAATATTTACTTCGGAGATTGCATTAACCTTATGTGTGATATTCCTGATAAAAGCATAGATTTATGTGTTACGGATGCACCATATCTCCACAATAAATCGCCACTTAGTCCTACGTATGATGGGAGTGAATGGAATCAGAAAAGTTCCTTTGGAAAATCGGAGCTTTATAAATATGGTGGTGATATGATGGGAGGGATGAGTTGTTTTGGCGAAGAAGAAATAGATAAGTTCCTTTGATGCATTAAAGCCGAAAATGAAGATAATGAATGCTTATATGTTCTGTTCGGAAGAACAGGTACCGTATTATTGTAACTGGGCAAATAAGAATAGCCTGATGTTTACAATACTCGTTTGGGAGAAGCCGTTATCTATCATTAACAAAAATCGTTTTTCGCAGAACCTGGAGTACATAGTACGAGTATATGATTACGGTACTGCTCTTAATCGGTTAAATAATAACTTGTATTATAATCGGGTAAAGAAAGAAAAACCGATTAACGGGAAAAGTAAGAATCATCCAACAGAAAAACCTGTCTCTATTATGCAAGAGTTCGTTGAACTGAGCAGTAATGAGGGTGATGTGGTCTTGGATGCGTTCTGTGGCTCTGGTACGCTTGCGATAGCGTGCATTAATACTAACAGACATTTCATTTGCTTTGAGAAGAATAAAAAATTCTTTGATATTGCTAAGAAACGGGTTAAAGAACGGAAGCAACAACAAACAATTTGGTAATTAGTTTTAGGTATGGATAAGAAGGATATGCGTAAGCTGATGCACTATGCACGTATTCGTGCTAAGTACAGAAGGTTGAAATTATCGCAAATCACAGTTGAAGAGTGTATTAAGGATATGCGCTTTTGGGAAAAAGAGATTTTTGCGTATGCGTTATCAAGATACCTTGAAGGATAGAATGATTCTCATTTTATCTTAATATATATGTTGTATCTCTTGGGGGCGGCGGTCTCGGCTGCTGCTCCCTTCTAAAAGTTTACACAGCATATATTAGTTCTATTGTAGGTAATAGGAGAATTGATTATCTTTGCACAAAATAATAATTTAAAATTCAAAGAATATGAGTAAGTCAAGCGGTGGTACTCGCACCATAAGCAGCAATAACGCTGCGCAGAGTAGAACGCAGAGCGTTGCCAATGCAACGACAAACGAGAATAGCTCTAATGTAGCAAAAGAAGTCGATGTAAAAGCTTACAACGCCAACATTGAAAAGTTGAAGACGCAAGCCCTTAAAGGCGGTATTCCAAAAGTTGGTGAAAGCCGAACAATACAAATCGGTGACAAAGAATGGGTAGTTAGCGTTCATCAGGGTGGTAAAAATCAGTATGTAGCTGATTTGAAAGGTAGTACTGACAATAAGAGTATGATGCACGTAGTGTATTATACAGGAAGCAAAACTCCTTACGGAGCACCTAAAAGACAAGATGCTGTAAAAGAGTTTCGCTCTACAATAGATTATATGTTCAATAACCTAAAGAAGAAGTAAATCGTTGATTCTTAGCAAGAAAGCTATTAAACGCTATTAATTCCGATTTATTTCTATTAAAACCAAAAATAATTGGAGAAAAAGTTGGTAGTTCGCAGATTTCTTTTTAATTTTGCGGCGTTCAATAAAATATCAGTGGTGAGGTTAGAAGCTCTGCCACAAAAAGGTAGGGCGTTTTTTATGCTCGCTTCTTAACGGATTACGATATACGTGTATCGCTTCCCTTGGGTGTATTGTAATGGTGCATCCGTGCTTTCACTGATAGGCATTGAACAAAGGGTAAAGCGGTACACTCTTTTTGTTGTATCAACCCGACAAGTGTTTAACGTTCAAAAATATCAGTTCAATGGACGAAATTAAAATTTTGCACAAATCTACTTTCCTAGGTAAGGAAATAGATGTATGGGGAACTTTTGATAACCCATTATTTCGGGCAAGTGATGTAGCAGATTGGCTACATAACACAAATGTCTCTAATATGGTTAAGAAGGTTGATGAGGACGAAGTGACTAAGTTTAACTTAGGCAGTCGTCAAGGTGAAACTCTTTTTCTTACAGAGAATGGTCTTTATGAGATACTTATGTTATCTCGCAAGAAGGAAGCCAAGCAGTTTAAGAAAGGAGTAAAAGCTATCCTTCACGAAATCCGCACCAAGGGCGGCTACATTGCTTCTTCGGTCAATGATACTCCCGAAGCTATCATGGCACGAGCCTTGAAGATTGCGGATGAGACGTTAAAGCGGAACGAGCAAAGAGTTCGTGAGCTTGAAGCTCAGACAGAGCAGCAGGCACAGACCATCGGTATTCAGCAGAAGGAATTGACTGTTGCCGCACCAAAGGTAAAGTACTACGATGATACACTTGCATCAACGGACTGCCTTACCACCACACAAGTTGCTGATGACCTCGGTATCAGCGCAAGAGCACTCAATTATCAACTTTCCAATGCAGGTATTCAATACTTTCAATCAGGTTCTTGGCATTTGAAGGGCAAGTACCGTGAATGGCAGCTCGCAAGCACCCGAACCTACAATTATATCAAGGGTGATGGTTCTACGGGCACAAAAGTAAATCTTGTATGGAATCAACGTGGCAAGCGTTTTATTCTTGCTCTCTATAACAACGACTTTAATGTGAAGGATGCCATCGCTGAAATCAACGGCGAGAAGAGAGCTGCGCTTGTATCTAAAAACAATCAGTCTAACTTTTAATTGAATAGGAGAAATCAAAAATGGATAATCAGAATATGATGATAGAGGTAACGGTTGATAATGATGCTACTCAGCGGTGTATCGCTCTGCTCAAAGAGCTTATGGCAGTCCAGGAGAAGGCTATGAGATTCTTGGTGTCTGAGGGTATTGATGATAGTAATGAGGGTACGATGATTGCCGAAGGAATCGGTAACGCCGTAAGAGCCTTTGGTGGCGTACTGCCAGAGGGTATCTATAGCGAAGTAATCGGGGTAGGGGTTTAACGTTATGCGTGAGTAGGAGATACGCAATACAACAAGGTGTAAATAATTATAGGAGATACAGCTACTATAAGAAAGGCAGGGCACTATTTGCGCTCTGCCTTTTCTTTTTCTCTTTGCTTTCGTTCAGCCCTTGCGAGCCGAATCTCTTCATTAATCTCGTCCATCGTCATATTGACGTTATTCTTCCTTGCTTCTTCTATGAGAGCATTGAAGTTCTCTAAAGCCTTCTTCTTTTCTTCTTCTGTCATTACATTTTCTTTATTTTTTCGATATATGGCTTAAATATACCTTGAAGTTTATTATATGTCTCTAATATCCAAGCGAATATGGGCTCCCACTTATCTTGCTCATATCCACCATATTCATAGTTTGTAGCCATTATCACACTTGTTTTATTATCTTCTGCCAAATTCCATTGTAGTGCAGGTTTTCCGAATGCCTCATTGATAGCTTCCTTATCTTTTTCTATCAGCTTATAATGCTTTTTATTCTCAGTCTTATCTGAGCCATCAAGCAACAAGCGGACAGAAGCAGAACCTTTGCGTACAAAAAGGTCATAATGAGCTTTTGATGTTCCCGTTGAGATATTCATCCAATGATAACTTTGTGGCATCTTTTGGAAGTCTGCTCCGTTCTTGCTTGCGTATTCATTGAATGCCGTCCAAAACTTCATTAATCGCTGTTCTGTGTCTGATTTCGGCGAAGCTTCGCCCTTCTCGTATGGTGGCGCGCATACAATATCAAACAGTATGCCTACCTTTGAGTTGCCGACACTCACGGCAGTTGCTTCAATCAGATAGAAGTTGCATTGAATGGTTGAATCATTCAGCATCTGAATGGCACTGATATGCTCTGCTCTTGCTTTCTCAACTATCCATACGGCGTAATCAGCGTTATAGTGCGCAGCATAAGTTATTACCTTGCCCAAATGGTCGGAATCGCTATCGCCAAACTGATTCTCTATGATGATGCTTTTCTCTCCATCATCGCCAGCTTTGGCTACAATATCAACTTTCATCGTCTCCAGTTTATGCTCACGCTCTGCTTCTGAGATATTGATTTCCAACTTCTCTGATAGTACACCGATATTCTTTGTAAGCCAAGGCGTGAACCCTGATGCTTCACCCTCAAAGATTTCCTTTAATGGATGAGTATTTATCTGCTCTATCTCTTTCATCGCTTATTCATGTATTTGCGTCCATTGCTAATGATTATACCTTTATAGCTTTTTTGTATGCTATTTCCATATAAATCATAAAACTTACCTTCTCTTCTTTTTGAGAATTTAGGATTTTTTATACCCGTAGTACCTTTATACTCTTCAAGTTGTATTCGGTTCAATTCGCTGTTTAATGGTGTAATGAAATTCTTTACATACTCTTTTCCATCATTAGTATTTACATACTTTATTTCAATAATCCATTGGTTGGTTTTACTCTTATATATGCTTTCATTATCATCCATACATGTATAGTTAGAAACTAAATCCCATCCATATTGTAATCCGAAGGTATATTTCTCAAGATAATCAAGCTTTGTATGGTCGCTCGCTTTATATATACCGAAGGCATACATTCGTATAGGGATATTCTCTGTAATTGATATAGAGAAAGCAAAGGCATCGTGATATCCACCTTCTCTATATTCTACATATCTCTCTATTTTCGCAGTTATTTTATCATTTAAACTCTGTGCAAATAAAGCCCCCATTGATATAAATAACATAAACAATAATAGTATTCCTTTCTTCATATTCAATATCTCCTATATTAATATTTATAAATTGCACGATACCTATTTAAAACACGCTCTGCGGCATTATCTTTTCCTTGCTTGGTATATACTAAGGTAAGGCGAAGATAACCCATTCTGTGCAAGCAACCGAGGTACATCAGCCGCTCGTAGCAATATGTGGCTCTGCTTAGTATTCCATCACGGAGGTAGCGTTGAGCCATTGCCGCCAACTCCTTTGGTGATGCGTTATAAATCTGTGTCATAACTCGTCTGATTTAGTTATGTATGCAAAGGTAGCGAAAAATCGGTTACTATATTTTTATATTGCATTTTTTATATTAATATAACCTTAATTTACATATCAATATATTAAAAGCTATTAAAATACTAATAAAAACGCCGAAAAGATTTGGTGGTTTCAAAAGAAATTATTAATTTTGCGGTGTAAATAATTAATAAATAGGTTTAATATTTAAATTATAGGAGATATAACAATGATACCAAATATGCTAAGGGAAGAGGAAATCAATCATCTGATGGCTTTGAAGGGCTGTAAAAGAGGTGATACGTACTTCAATATGTTCTTTAGCTCAGACGATATTGAGCAGATGGTTCGAAACATCAAAGCTGATTTTCCTATCGAAAGTGGTTGCTCATTTATGAAGAAGGCAGAAGAGCTTGAAAAGAAGTTGCATGAGGAGCAGAAAGCTCATGACCAAGATATGCTTAACTTCGTTGCGGAATTGCTTGTAACAGGAGCACAGGGCGGTAATCCGCTTAAAGTTGCGATGAAGAAAATCGGAACAGATAATACCATAAAAATTAAGCACATAAATAAGATTCCGCTCAGCAAGGAGGAGATTGATTACTTGGTTTCAAAACTTGATTAAATTATAGGAGATACAACAATGAAAGTTACAATGATTAACGGAAAGGTAGTAGAGGCTAACGTTTTTGATTACGTTGCTCAGATTTACGAAGGTGGTAAATGGCAGGCAGTTGCCGTTAGCTCTGATTACAATGAAGCTGAAAAGAAACGTATAGAGTATGCCGTAAAGGGCTGCTATACAAGAATAGAACAGCTTTACTAATTAATGATATATAGGAGATACGACAATGAATAAGTACGCAGAATTAAAGAAGAAGCATCTGAAAGAGCTTAATAAATTGCCCATGAAAGCTGCTTTTGGTAAAGAGCAGTTTAAGAAAATGATGGAAGAGTGGGGGCTTACCACCAACGCCGAAGATATTAGTAAGATTGATATGCTCGTTGGTGGATGCTATTGCTTAAAGAAAGATACCCATCTTTTCGAGGAGCACCTTCAGAGAACACAGAAAGAACTTAAAGAGTTCTTAAAGGATGATGATAATCTTAAATCAGCATTCAAATATGAGTTCGCTAACCATGAATGCGGATATACATATACACCGCAAGATGCGCTTCCTCCGCTTAATCTTACCTATGAAGAGGTTGAGAAGAATGAGCGTTTAAATAGGGTCTTTAACGAGGCTTGGTGTGAATATTTAGATGAATGTGAATAAGATATGTATAAAGAAGGTGATATTTTAACGTTGGAGAATGATTGGAGAGGAGAACATTGCGTCTTTATCCTACATAAAGTACATAACGAAGATTGGATAGAAGCTCACGCTAAGTATTCTTTCATATTCGAAAAATTAGGAATAGGGGCAGGCAATACTTCTACGAATGTAAAGTACTCTACAGGGTATCTAAGGAAAGCAAATGATACAGAAAGAGACTACTTATTAGGGATAATGAAGGATAAGGGCTATTCTTATGATTTCAAGAAGAATAAACTGCTACATTCATTCAATTATGAAAAAGGAAGAAATTAAGATAAATGAGCATTGTAAGCACTATTTCTTAGGCTTCTGCCATTTCTATTTAGGTGGCTGCTGCTCTGGTATTAAATGCGGATATAAATAATTAAGATTATGACAAAGTTTATTGAGGTAAAGTATAAAGGGTATTGTACCCTTGTTAATATAGATAATATCGCTTACGTTGAACCTTCACGAAATGGCGATATAGTAACATCTATAAAGCTTAATTGCAAGACCACACCAACGGGCGGTCAAGTGATTCTCTGCGAGGATGATTATCACACATTCTTGGAGAGATTGAAAAACCTTGTTATCGTTGATAAAGCTGAGTAAGATATGAGAGCATTTGACGTACTTTTAGCCTTATTCGGCAACGTTATGCTCGAAATGGAGTATAAGATAATCAAGTATAATTAGCTTATGGCTCGTTTCGCTCTTAGAAATCAGGAGAAGATAAAGCAAGCATTCGGGGAAGAAAGATTGAATGAGCTTCTGAAAGCATTGAAGCTATATTCAGCCAAGTACCCGAAATTATCGTTGAACACAATCATCAAAGAGGGTAAGCCTTATCCTTCTTTTGTAGTTGATAAGGTTGCCGTACTATACGTAACTCGCCTGATGTATGATGTTTATCACGTTGCTTTAAAGGAGTTCTTATAAACAAAAAGCACCGCCCTCGGAGATACGAATGAGGACGATGCTAGATGTAAATAATTATTATGTTTAACGTTGTGAGTACATAGGAGATACGCACTCGATACAACAATTAATGCAAAAGTAATAAAAAATATTTGGTTATCTGAATATTTCTTCGTAAATTTGCGAATAATTAACATTAAAATAGGAGATACAGCTATGATAGGAGCAATTATAGGTGATATTGTAGGCTCAAAATATGAGTTTAATAACACATTTGATTATAACTTTAAACTATTTGATAAAGATTGTAATTTTACAGATGATACTATCTGTACAATAGCCGTAGCCGATGCTATTCTTAAAAAAGGTGGTGATGAAAAGCCGAATGTCGAAGATTATAGTATCTCGCTTCAATACTGGTGTCAGAAGTATCTAAACCCAATGGGTGGGTATGGTGCAAGCTTCGCAAAATGGGTTCGTAGCTCTAATCCACAGCCTTATGATAGTTTCGGAAATGGAGCAGCTATGAGAGTTAGTCCTGTGGGTTGGGCATTCAAAGAAAATTCTGATATTATTCGTCAGGCAATGATGAGCGCAAAGGTTTCGCATAGCCATGTTGAGGGATTGATTGGTGCTACTGCGGTAGCAGATTGTGTACATGCTTTAAAAGCATATAAACAAAAAGATTTGATTAGGGTAATAGCAAAACAATATTATGGCTCTGATTGGAATAAAAATCTTATTCCAAGAAGGAAATGGGCAGAAACTTGCCAAGAATGCGTTCCACTCGCCTTTATGATAGTCCTTAATAGTGGTAGCTTCGAGGATGCAATCAGATATGCTGTATCCTACGGCGGTGATAGCGATACGATGGGAGCAATCGTTGGTTCAATCGCTCAGCCACTCTTTGGTATTCCACAAGAAATGGAGGAAAAAGCATTGAACTATCTCCCTTTGGATATGAAGAATGTAGTAACTAAATTTATTGATAGATATGGCGAATAAGGAAGATTTAATCAAGCACTGCCGATACTATAGAGGTGGTGAGAACCCAAATACCAACGAAAATATGGCTTGGTTTTGGGATATGGAAAGAGTGTATGTTAATAGCGAAGGAAAGTTTAAAGGTGAGGAAGAATATTATAAGAAAATCAATGGTAAGGAATATAAGGGGATTCCACATACATTGCTTATTATAATGTTCACTTCATGGGCTAAAGCAGCCTACAATATTAAGGAAGAGATAGATAGGTTCTATAAGCTGATAGACGAATACCTCTTTATCCCAAACGACCATTTCCCAGAGGATAAAATTCCAAACGAACTATAACGAAAAAGGTGCGCCGTAATGGTACACCTTTTTTGTTTAATATCCGATATTGCTATCCTTTACATAAGATAAATCTCTTATTTCTTGCCCTATAACCTCGCAGTCTATGTAGGTCTTTCCACCTTCTTCATAAACCTTTGTTATTCGCATTCGTGTTCCTCTCTGAAAGAGTGTTTCGTGCTCGGAACTATACGTAGAGAAACGGCTTACTCCATCCCAACTTCTTTTATCACCACAACCGAAAGCAGAGAAAGGTTCTACGTAAGCAGCCTTTGTTCCTTTTGGTGCATATATGTTCATGATAACACTTCGAGTATTGAAGCCTTTTCCTTTTCGGCTACCAGTTGACATAAAACCACCTTCTTGCATTTCCATTCCAACAAGGTCTTGAAGGTTTTTTGGCATAGAACCGCCAGCAAACTTAATTCGTGATTCAATAACTTTCATTCCATCATCACCTCTTGTAAACCACATATCGGTAGGAAGTTCGTTCTTTTCTATATAGCTTGTTATATTATTAACCTTCTCTATGAACCTTTCCTTCGTTTGGTAATTATCATATTTTCTTCCTTGTAATGGTTCATTTACATCGCAATAATGATGAGTGTATTCGTATGTGAAATCTTTTTCTTTTTCTGTTGCTGCTATCCATTGTTTGGATGCAACATCTACGAGGGTTTTATCAGCTTTTGCACCATTACCCTTATCCCATACTGCGGCATCTTTCCTTGATTGAGAGAATCGGTCTGTATCAAATACAACATTCTTCGCATTTCGTTTTGCTTTCGCATTAATAAGCGTTTCTTTCTTTTGCTTAGCTTCATAAAGCAACTGCTCAGCAAGGGTCTTATCCTTTGCGAGCATGGCGTGTTCAAGGTCATAGATAAGCTTATGATATATCTTGCTCTGTGTCTTATAACCTTTTACGTCAGCATAAGCTTTATTGATATTCACCCAATCAATCGCCGTTTTTACCTCATCAAGCTTTTTGAGATATGCCGCTTGCGATACCTTCCATGTAGCATACTTCTGTTGAACCCCGTGCATATTTCCACCAAGGAAATCAACTGCCTCAAATTGCAATTTGCTAACTTGCTTTTCAAGCGTCAAGCTTTGCCATTGAGCCAACTTTGCTTCTACGGCATCATATACTCCGTGCAATTCCTGGGACGTAAACTGCTTATGCCACTTATTGACATCAGGGATTAGAGCGGAAAGTGATAGTTCATCCTTTTTAATAGCAGAAATGGCGTTTGCGAGCGTTTTTGCTTCTTCCCTTGCTAATGTATAGTTAGCAGACTTTAATGCGATTAGAACGGCAGAAACATCGGTTTCTCCGTAATTAGCAGCCACCTTCATAACATTTATCGCAACCTTGCGGTCAGTCCATGCAAGTTTAGTCTGATAACCTCGCTTGAATCTATCAAACAAAGATGCTATCTCAGAAGCACTCTTTTTGTCCTTGATTGCGTAGCGGATAGCATAGTAACGTTCAAAGAGGTCTTGGCTCTTTATATCCGTAACAGATTTGCTACCGAGCAGATTATGAACTAAGCCATTGTAATAGTCACGTCTATGCTTATCCCATCGGCTCTGTATCTTATCTATCTGCTCTTTAGTTCTAAGGGCGTGACGTTCCTTTGCCTTCGCAAGTATAAGCTCCTTAGAAGAAACCGCCTTTAACCCCAATTTCTTGCGGTCTAACGGGCTTAAAAGATGTGCCCAATACTTTGTATTATCTTGTAAGTGCCAAGCCAATTTACCCCTCATTCCTGCCTTCACAATAGCTTCGGAGTTATCCTTAATGTACTGATTGTACTTCTCGGGCATAGTGAGCACGGCAAAAGGGGATACGTAGTTGCTCATATCCTCGCCAGCCATTAAGCGTTTATAAAACTCCTTTTTCTCATCGCCTTGTATAGTGATAGGGTCTGAGGTACAGATACATTGAGGATGCCAAGAAATCCATACGTAATCTTTCGGGTAGCGACCTTCAAGGTCATTGCATATATCATCAATATTGTGCTGTGGTGATACGTGAATATACTGACCGATAACGAACGGCTCGTTCTGCCATCGCTCGTTTCTTGCCTTGTGATATGCGGCATTTATCTCCGTTCTTGCTACTCTGAGAGCATTCTTTCTTGCCGAGCGGTAAACACCCATGCCTACTTTCTCTAATGGCTCTTCAATAAAGCGCACATTGCCGTCAATGATTCTACGTCTGCGCCAAGTCACCACATCTTTCTTCTTTCCGTTCTTCTGAACCTTGATGGTATGATAACGGCGATACATCATATCTGGGTCATTAAGGTATCTGCGAATACTCTTGCCGATTTCCTCTGCTGATGAGCCTTGTTTGATTCCGTCCGCAATGGTGTTGCTCATAGCCATTTCAAACTCGCTCTTCGTCTGTTGGCAATAGTTCCAAACAATCTGAGCGAGATTCAATCCATTCTTTGTTTTCAAACGATTTGCAATAAACGTGGCTGCGGCGGTATCTCGTGCGACCCTTATTGCTTTATCAGTAAGCACGGAATAACCGCCTATAACCATTTCATCGTGGTTATACGCCAACGCAACGCCATCGGTGATGCCGCTCTTATAACAAAGAAGGCTATTCTGATAGTAATCATTAAAGATGTCGTTCAAACGAGCCTTTAACTGCGGAAAGTTATCAAAGTTAAAAAGCGCATCATCTTCGAGCACATCTTCTCCATAGCCAAGAGAGGTAAGCTTCTTGACATAATCGCTGTATAATCTGCCCAACCGCTTATTATAAACGGCGAACAGATTATTCAGTTGTTCTTTCTGTTGTTTTGATGTGAGCTTCTTAGACATTATTTACCCTTATAGTTCCTCTTGTAGAAAATAGCGATATTCACAGCACCGTTATCTTCGTAATAATATCCTTTCTTCGTAAGGTACGACTTTACGGTTGCTGCCTCGTTGTTTTTTAGCTGATTAAAATCAATATTGATGTAACCACCTAATTTCTTAGAAGTACCGTTTATAGCCTTGCTAATATCTACATTCGTCATATCCTTTATGTGTCGTGGCAAGGTTTTTGTGAATAAGGAAAACTTTGAACGGTCTATTTCTGTGATATTCTGATAATTCATCTGCTTACTTTCTGCCTTTGATTTAATCTGAATATCTTTATTCGCATTTGTTCTGCTACTTGCAGCGTTTACACTGCTTATAGTACGTGTATTTCCACTTCCTTTTGCCATAGTTATTCCTCCTCTTCTTCTTCATTGGAAACTGACTGTCTTCCACTTGCGGCACTACCAAGTCCCGAAAGAGCTGCCTGCTGCGCCAACGCTTCTTCCTGTTCACTCTTCATTTCTTCCTCAACCTTATCAGGGTCATCATTGAGAGGGTTAAGCTCGATGGCACGGCGATTAGAGGTAGATTTCGCACCACCATTGGATGAAGTGATAAGTTGCAACATTTCAACATCATTCTTTGGTAGATATGGCTTGAAGACTGGTTCAAAGTCAATCTGCTCAGCAACACTCTGGTCGATACCCTTTACGTAAACTCCCGTATTACAGATGCCGTTAGCTACGATATTCGAGCGGCGAGTAAACATTTCACCGAACATTTCTGTCTTCAAATCTGCTTTCATATAAGGAGCAGTGAACATCAAACGGATAGCCGCACCCGAGGTGTTGCTGCCCAAGGTTTTCATATTCTCAAAGCTGATATCGGCTGTTGAGGTGAATGAATAGATGATATTGAAGAGGTAAGCAATTTCACCCTTCACACTCTCAGGTGATTTATCCCATGAAAGGACGTTCATACTTGCATCACTGCCACCTTGGAAGACTGCGCCTTGCTCGCCCTTCTCAGCGAAGCCCTCCAAACGACCTTTAATAAAGTACTTAGGCGTGCCGAAGTAGTCATTCGTATCACCCCAATTTGAGATACAAGTTTCCACTCTGTCAATAGCCCATTGAACATCTTCCCACTCAGCTTGGTCTTGTCTATAGTAAACGACAGGCACTTTGGTGAAGCCATGAGGTAGGGCAGAAATAAGCTTCCAACCTGCGCCATCAATATTAGTGTACTGATAGCACAATCTATCTGTATATACATCAAAATGTAGCTCAGATTTTCCAAGCTCATCATATACATAGTACTCACGGGCGAAGCCGTCCATGATATGGAAATCGTTGAAATGAGGGTAGAGCTTATCGCCGTTTGAAGGTGAAAGCAACTGAACTCGGATTTCGCCTCGAAGCTTTCCCTCTGCGTCTGTTGGCATATACCATAACTCGGCGCACTCACATTCCTTGAAGACGGTACGGGCAAGTCGCTTATCGAAGTACTTCATCTTGTTGTCGTGATAGCAGTGCATGATGCCGTCATATAGCTTCTGCTGCTTATCGTCCATCTTCTTTATATCAACACCATGTGCCGTAGCTTTATAGGTAACGGCATTCATAAACAAGAAACCAACAGTAAGATTTGTGATTGACTTCTGAGCAGGGATAGCGATTCTTACTGGCTCAACTTTCTTATCCTTATAAATCGGTTTCTGTGTGATAGGGTCATACTGACCCGTAGGTACTTTGATTCGTTTCTTAGGACGGAAATCCTCATCAAAGATTTTATGCTTTGATGGATTCCATTGTTCTTCAAGCACACTCAGTGATGTCTTAAAGCCTTTCTTTCTTGCGGTCAATACCGAGCGGACTGTGTTCGCATCTTGTATTGATACTATCTGTTCTATTGCTCTCATATATGAATATTTTTTGTTATAACAAGGGCAAAGTTAGTAATAATATAACTTATATAGGCATGAAGAAGAAACCCTGTGTAAACAAAAGAAAAACGCCTATTTCGGCAGTCTTCCAATGTGCCAATGATTGCACTCACTACAAAGATATGCGGAGTAACCGAGTAGCCGCTTTTTCTTTATGTATCTTGCGGCTACCTTCTCATTATCAAAGGATAATTTGGCTACTCCTCTGCTATTATAGTGGGAGCGTTTACGATGATGCTCCCTTGGCTGTTTATCATATATTCGTTTCATAAGCATTTCGATTTTAACCCATCAGACCGAGAATGTCGGCGGCTTGCATTCCGCTGCCATAATCGCCCAATAACTTCTCCATAACAACATATCGGCATGCATCTATAGCGTGATTATACATATCTATAGGCTCATTAAGCCACTTTCCTTCCTTATCTTGGCGATAGGTATAATTATTAAATTCCCTTCTTACATTTGTAGAGCGTTTTGTTATATGAATTGTGTATTCTTGCATCTTCATAATACTAGCTTGAATAGAACCTTTGAACTTCTTTACAGGTTTTATATCAATACCAGCATTATAGATTTCATCTATCAGACGAGGGTCGGCACTCTCTGATATTACCTCAATATTTTTTTTATCCTCTTTCAATACTCTGATAATATCAGAAGAAAGCATTTCTGTCTGATAGCATATTTCATCTATATAGATAATCTTTCCGTAGATATATACATCAATAATCGCTGTAGGGTCATTGGAGTAACCAAAGTCAATGGCTCTGTATCGGTGTCTGTTCGCTTGAATAGGAATATAATCATCAATAACTACATTCTTAAAAATCAAGCCCTCAACCATAGAACGCAATCCCAAACCATAAATACGCCAAAGGCTCGGATTCTTCCATTTAAGGCTCTCAATCTCAGCGATAACCTTTGGCTCGAGGAAAGGATTATCCTTATAGGTGGATATAAACCAATAAGTGCTTTTTTCCTCGTTTACCTGATTTATCCAATGGTCTTCTGAGAAGGAAGGGTTATAATCAAGGATAGAGAACTCCGTGGTACGCATCTGTAGCTGCTGCCATTCGATGAAAGAAAGCTCATTCGCCTCATTAACGAAAAGTATCTTACGCTTAGAACCACGCACCTTCTGCTCGTTATCGGTGGAGAAGAACTCAATCCAAGAGCCGTTAGGGAAAGTATAAACGAACTCCGATTTATTCATACACTTATCATCCCACCAACCAAAGTTGAGCATTATATCCTTAAAATCACGATAGACAGTTCGTTTAATGGAAGGCATACCAGCACGAATGATGGAAACGGTCGTTCCAGCATAGTTAAAGCAAAGCATACAAAGAAACTGCACAACACTATACGTCTTTGCACTACGACTTGAGCCTTGAAGAGAGCAAGTTGTGAACCCTGCTTCTTTCGCTGCCTTTACCCTCATGTAGTTCTTTGCTAAATATACGTGCGGCATATCTCTATTATCCTTTATCTGCTCTTATTTCTTTATTTCATCAACTGTGACTAAGGTATCGTTGTGCGAACCGCCATGTGCTACGATAAGAATCTCTTTACATACCGCTCCGTTACATTTTCCTATTCCTTGTGTATTCCAACCACAAGAAATACAGATACCTTCATTCTTTAATATTCTTGCAATCTCCTTCTTACATAAAGACCAATATTTGGCATTAGAGACATTTATCTCCAATTTCTCTTTGCCAAAATCCTTATATAGCAAAGATGCTTGTGTTACACTATAAGGTGGGTCGTATAATACCATATCAGCAGAATTAGATTTCTGCCCTTGAAGGAACTTTAATGCGTCAAGGTGATACTGAGTATCGCAGTTCGGATTTAAGTCATTGCGAATTGTTCCGAGCTTGCAATCCTTTGCGAATGGGTCAATAATAACACCACCTTTATTATATTTATCAAAAAGTTCTTTGATTGGCTTTATACCGAAAGTATCACCACTTGGCATAGCCCATTTCTTCTGTATTTCCATATATTTATTCTCCTATATTTTTATCTGGCTCAGCATCCTTCTTTTCTTTCTCTTTCTGAATCTCAGCGAGAATCTTCTGATACTCTTCATTGTTGGTAACAACGTGTACTTGCAATGGGTCTTGCTTAATCTGCTCGCCCTTGCTCGTAAGGTCGATGCGTTGAATCTTTCCGTAGGCTCTATCAATAACTCTTTCGAGCACATCAAGCCCTTTCTTGTCAAGTATTCCCTTGGCAATAATGCGTTGCATCATCGGGCGTGACTTATCTGTCAACACCGCCTCCAATTCGGCTTGGGGCAGGGTCGCGATATACAGAAAAGACTCCGCGATAATCTGAGAGGAAGGCACTTCGTAACCCTTCTCCTTCATTTCTTCGATGAACAATGACATCGTCTTAGGCTTTGGCGGTCTACCCTTCGGGTTGCCAACTCCACCTTTTTTAAACTTACCTTTTTCAAGGTTTGCAAGCTGTCTTTTACGCTTGCTTTCATCTCTTGATAATGGCATATTAATAACTTTTATTCCTAATTTATTCCCAACAATAGCTTTTATTTAAGAAAAGCATCTTTATTCTCTTTTTCCTCTGCTGCCATTTCTCGGCACATTTTTAGTACATTAAAGTACTCTCCAAGATTGTTGTTATAGAGCAGCTTTGCTATCTGCTGTACAAAAGATGACTTACGTCCATCTTGTTGTAAGGTCACTATCTGGCTCGCTGGCATCATCAAGAACTGCTCCATGATTTCAACCTTTTCCTTAGAGGAAAGAAGCTTCTTGGTAGGAAGCAGAAAACCCACTTCCTCCAAGATTTTTGTTTTGACTGATTTAACCTTCATACTTATCACCATTTACGAGGTTCATAAACTCAGCTCTCACTTGTGGGTCATCTTTGAAAGCACCTTCAAGGTAAGAAGAGGTCATAATACCCTTCTTCTTTGCGCCTCTGAACTCTTTGCAAGAATGATGACCCTTCATCACGAGAGCAATACCAAGTGGTGGGTATTCGCTACCGAGAGCATTTTTCAGCATATCTACGATGTCGTGTACCAATCGCTCCTGTATCTGTAAGCGAGCGGAGCAGTAATCAACTACACGACCAATCTTAGAGATACCGAGAATCTTTCCCTTTGGGTTCGGAATATATGCGAACCAATACTTACCCCAAAACCAAACACAATGATGCTCGCAGTTTGAATGGAAATCTCCTTGGTCGATAACCATGTTATCATAGACGATACCGTCATCATTGTTATCAAAGGTGGTAATCTTCGGCTTCTGTGAAGGGTCATAACCTCTGAATATTTCTTTCCACATTCTAATAATGCGGTCGGGCGTACCCTCTAAGCCCTTGCGGTTAGGGTCTTCACCGATATACTCCAAGAGTTCTTTGATATGCTTTTCTGCTGTTTCTTTTGTAATCTTAGCCATATTATTAACCTTTCCAAAAATCTTTATAATCTTGTTTCTCCTCCTCATTTGGCTCATATACCTCATAAGAAGTACCGCATTGCATACAATGATAGAAGTCCACTACGGAATCATCATCCTCGCTGCGGTCACCTGATGAATCCCAACAAAGTTTCCCACCGCAGTAAAAGCAGATAGGACGATACTTTGTCGGGGTCTTCTTTTTATTCTTGCTCATAGGCGAAATGATTTATTTCACGTTGAGAATCTTTTGCTGCTGTAAGGAAAGCCGCCACTTAGGGTTAGCCTCTACGAAAGCAACTGTCTGTTTCAGAATCTCAGCATTCTTCTTCGCATCACCTGTATCACAAGGCTGAACGTAGTAGTAATCTGCATCAATACCACAATCGGTAATCTCATGCTCACCATCAAAGACAACCTTCACCTCAGTAGCAACCTTTATGATAGGTTCTGCGCCCTTAACGAATAAGCACTTAGGAGAGCATGTAACCCAGTTGATACCACCAGGAATCTTGTGCGTTCCGTTGGTCTCTATAGCAATATAGTAGCCCCAATTTTGGAGAAGAGTAGTAAGCTCCTCATCCACTTGCAATGTAGGCTCACCGCCCGTAAACACAACAAACTTACAATCGGGTGAGAGCAACTGAATCTTATTCAGAATATCAATAGCTCCCATTTCCTCATACTTTTTAAAATCAGTATCACAGAAAGGACACTTTAAATTACAACCCGAGAAGCGGACAAAGATAGCCGCTCTACCTGCATGTCTTCCCTCACCTTGGATAGAGTAGAAGATTTCGTTTACTTTGTACTTAGCCATTAGAGAGCCTCCTTTCCGTCAATCTTATCATCGTCACAATAAACGGCGATATTGCCTTCACTCTCCTGTACCTGTGCCTTGTAGCACTCTAGGAATTGAGCAACAATCCATTTGGCAATATTCTCAGCAGTAGGGTTGAAAAATAAAAGCTCGTTGAGGTTGCCGTGGTCGAGGTAGCCGTGAATCTTCTGCTTGATATGCTTGAAGTCCATCACCATACCATCCTTGTTTAGCTTTTCAGCCTTGCAGTAGACAGTAATAATCCAATTATGCCCATGAAGGTTGGCACACTTGCTTTCATAAGAGAGATTTAGCTTATGACAAGCAGCAATCTCCATTCTTTTTGAAACGTAATACATAATTTTTCTTCCTTTTATTTTGTTATTTCAATTTTTATTCTTAATTTTGCGACCGAGAGGAATAAATCGGGTGGGTCAGTACACTGGCTGCTCGATTTCATGCTTATTCTTCAAAGGCAAAGAGGTGTACCTGCTTTGCTGTTTTTATCAAAGCTTATGGCGATGAACATTGCCTGATAAGCCAACAACAATGACTTCTTTTAAGTTACCTCTTTCATTTCCTTTTGCATGAGTGAGATACATAGAAATTTGGTCTTTGACATATTCCTTTGTCATAGCCTTATTATTCTGTATGAGGATAGCAACCTCTGCCCCTTGCTTTGCAGCACTCTTCAACGCATTCTCTACCTTATAGGCACTCGCCGAGTTGATGGTTTTCATATCCATCACGGCGTGCTCTTTGAAGCCATCAGTTTTCTTCGCTCCCGTTATATACGACATTTCGCTCATTAAATATATACGATAGCCCTTCTTTGCAAGAACTTCTGCGGCATACATTTCCTTATTGGTGTTCGGGTCAGCAACCTTATTATGGTTGTTATGTACCACATAATAACCGCCGCTTTTATCGAAGTAGCTATCTTTATAGTTACCCGTAGAGACGATGGCTTGAAATTCCGATTCTCTCTTAGCCATCGTCTTAGGATTACCCGAATAGTTTCGTGTACCTCCGCTTGCCTTACTCATCCTCGTATTCGGTTGGGTCAGAGATACCTGCATCACGGAGAGCTTCCTTGCGTTCCATACAAGTACCACACTTACCGCAATGCTTCTCACCGCCCTTGTAGCAGCTCCAAGTTTCAGCGTAGTTGATACCAAGCTTCTTGCCGTGGCGAGCAACATCTGTCTTCGTAATATTGGTATAAGGAGCATCAATGGTAATACCCTCGTAAGTACCATTCTTCATAGCCTCTGACATGGCATCAATAAAGCCCTTGCGGCAGTCTGGATAGATAGCGTGGTCGCCGAAATGGTTAGCAATAAGCACCTTCTTCAATCCATTACTCTCAGCAATGCCGCAAGCGATAGAGAGCATAATGCCGTTACGGAAAGGAACTACGGTTGATTTCATATTCTCATCATCGTAATTACCTTCGGGGATAGCTTCTGCGCCCTCAAGGAGAGACGACTTAAAGTAGTCGTGGATAAAGCCAAGTGAAATAACAATATGCTTGATACCAAGTCGCTCACAATGCAACTTAGCAAAAGGAATCTCCTTCTGATTATGATTAGAGCCATAATCAAAAGAAATAGCAAGAGCAATGCTCTCTTTCTTCTCATGCAGGAGAGTTACTGAGTCCATACCTCCTGATACAATAATCAATGAATCTTTCATAACTAATTAAAATTTAAATATTTATCTTTTATAATCTTGCACGGGCGTACTTCATAAAGCGTACCCACTCGCCGAAATTATGTGCAGCAACCAACTTTGAGCGAAGTTTCTTGCCCTCAGGTGCTTTGGTTTTATCCATAGTTCCGTTCTTGGCATTGAACTTATATATAGAACCGCTCATATTACCATAAAGCCAAGCTGTAGAATCCACGGAATCAAAGTGATACGTATGCAATCCTCTGATATTTGTATATCCAAGGGCATGTATCTTGCAGCCATATTTATGTGCTGTCTTTACGAACCAAGGAAATAACTTCTCATATTTATTGATAGGTATTTCTTTGGTTACGATACCACCGATAGCCACATAAGGATAATTCTTGCACATTTCAACAAAATACTCTTTCCCTCGTGACTTATGCCAAACGGGGATAGGCTTACGTCCACTTAATCTTTCGAGCTTTTCACGAAGTCTTTCAACCTCTTTGATACCAACAACAGAATCAATATCAAGCTCAAAGAAGTTCTTCACGTTCCACTTCTTAATGAATGCAGCATATCCTTCCACGTATTTGTCGAAATTAACTACACCTGCTCCCGACATAAATGTGAAAGCACCACTATCTAATAGGAAATTCTGAAAATTGCCTATCAATCGAGGAAACTCTTTATTATTCTGTAGATAATAGTAAGTTTCCAATATATTTAATCCTTCCCAATCGGCATCCTTGCCGTTCTTTACTGGGTGTTCACCTGCTAAAAAAACTTCCATAGCCTTTTTATAAACATAGGGTCTGCTTAAAGTCCCTGCTATTTATAATTCCATACTAACACTTTTCCAAAACTTACTAAGATTTCCAGTAAGCCTCCCACGCAAGATAGACTTCCATATCTCTGTTATTTTAGTTCTACACCTTCGTATTCAGAAACGGCAGATTTGATAATCTCCTTAATCTCATCTACCTTATCTTCCAACTCTTGTGGAATATGGACGGAGAGCTTAATATCTTTAACTTTACTCTCGGTATTTTGAGCATCTTCGAATAGCTCATCAATATCGGTATCATCCTCATCGGTATTAAGAAAAGAGCAATCAACGCCCCAATTCTGCAAATCATCGGTTTCCCACTCACCATTCGCAAGCTCATCCCAATCCCAATTACCAGCTTGCACGTTATCCTTGATAGCATACTCCTTGATTTTCTGAATTGGGGTATCGGTCTTCAAGACGAAACAAGGCAGCTTATCGAAGTTCGTATTTCCACCGATGCGTAACTCGTTAGCCACTCTGAGGCGCATATTACCGCAGATGGTGACGTATGTACCATCCTCCAAGCCATAAACCATCAAAGGCTTGTACTCTAAGAACTCTGGGCTATCGGCGAGTGACTTGACGAGCTTGTCGTGCTCGCTCTCCTTTAAGTAGCGAGGGTTCTTTGGAACGCCATCAATCTGCCCCTCATTATAGAGGAGCTTTGTAATGTCAATCATTTCACGAAAACCCAGCTTTACAAGAAGCTCATCCTTTGCGATGGATGGGTTCTGTGAGATTCTCTTTTCTCTTACCATAATTTTATTATTTAATAATTATTATTTGCAAAGTTACGGAGATTATTCGGGTTTTAATAGAAAATAATAGGTTGCGTGTAAACAAATAAAAAAGCTACCCATATAATGAGTAGCCTTTGAAGTTATCATAAAAATATTATACCTCTTATATATAAGAAAAGCAGCTACCTATCACAGGCGGCTGCTTATAGACTAATAACTAACTATTATTTTCAATTAACCAAATCTTAACTAATACATATTGTTATGACACTTCAGAACCTATATTTCACAATTTCCGTTTTGCTGATGCAAAGATACAAAAGAAAGCGAGATACAGCAAATAAATGCTATATCTCGCATAAACAATCTTACTTTTCCTCAATCTGTTTAGAGACATTATCTGTTCGGAAATCCTCAATCTGCTTGGAGAAAGGGGTGAGCTTATCAAGCTGCGCCTTAACAGAGAACTCTTCTCCGATAAAGGCAACACCTTCGTGAATCTTCTGCAAGGCGGCAAGCTGCTTCTTTGTAGTAACAACGGGGTTGATGTAGATGCAACCTCTATGGGTCTGGGCGAACCGCCGACACTCAGCACCGCCGCCGTAGATAACAAATAGCGGCTCTTTGCCCTCTGCCCAATCGCTTGCAATGGAATACTCAAAGGCGAGGTTATTCAGTCTATCCGAATATCCACGGGTAGCGAAGGCACGCCATCCACGAGGTACGCCAATCATATTGAGGCGATAGAACTTCTGCGCAACGTTGAGGTCAACGAAGATACCGATACCCTTACCTTGCATACAACGGGCAATCCAACGTTTCTTGTAGATAGCCTGCAAGCCAAAAGATACGGGCATTTCATTATATAGGGAGAAGTTCGGCTCAACGATGACGGCAGGGTGATGCTGCAATATCTTCTCAGGGTGCTCGTAGATAGCTGAGAAGCGGTAATCATCGGTATAGAAGTGCAAAGAGCCTTCGCCATTGAGATTGAAGGTTCTCTTCTGTTCGCCGAAGCAAAGGAAGGGTGACTGACACTCCTTGGCTTGCATATCAATATCGAGTGTCGGAATCTCTAGGTCATTGTCCGTTGGGAAGAGCTGGTCGGGCAAGGTAAGCTCATAATCTGTTCTTTTCATTCTTTGTTACTTTTTAAGAGTTCTACGATTTGGTTATATATAGATAAGGTGTACTTATCCTTTGACTGAACGTATTGCATATACTTTCGTGCTTGGTTGATTACGTTTGCTCTGGTGCGGCAGAGTAGGCGAGCCGAACGGTCGGGGTGAATGCAATAATCACGGCTTATGAGGCAATATAGTCCTCTAAGAGTGTTGAGCTTGACGGTCTTCACCGCAGAGCAAAGTTCCATGAACGTAACCTTGCCTACCTCACATACCGCTTGCATGATGCGGTCGGAGAGTTCGTACTGCTGATATTGATTGTATATCATACGCTATTACTTATTATTTGGTTATTAATAGAAAATATAATGCAAAGTTATAAAAATCTATTAAAAAGCGAATAGAAACTATTAATTATTTTAAATTTATTAATAGAAAAGTTGGTTATTTGACAGATTTTTATTAATTTTGCGGTGTGTTTAAGATAGAACACTATCACTTAGCGAGTTTATGGGGAACTTTCTAAAGTGTAAGATTTTGGATTTACGTGAGCCGCAAGGCTACTAAATACGGAGCAGCAGAGAATCCCCATTTCTTTGCTGCTCTTGACTTTTTAAAGCATCTGTAAAATGGAGATACGCAGAAAGATATTGAACAATATGTATTGCAATCCCGAACTAAGGAAAGCAATTGCATTTTCCCTTTTCATTAAGACAAGGGTCAAGTCTTCTGCCGTGCAAAGATGGAGCATCAATAAGCTTCACGAAATCACGGGAGTAAGTGCCTGTGCTGTCCGTAAGCGTATTGATACCTTGAAGGCTCTGGGCTTGGTTGAGTTCACGGGCAAGAATAATCGTTGCCTCGTCTTCAAGTCTCTAAAAAGTCATACCTCTCACAGGAACGTCCTTGTTCCTAATATCGAGTTTATTTCAAGGAATGATTCTAAAAAGAATGCCTATGCGCAGAATGTAAAGTTTATAGAAGATACCTTATCTGCTATGCTTATCATTGATGTACAGAATCGAAAGAATTACGCTAAGCAAATGATTCAGCAGTCTAAGCACCCTAAAGGCTTAAAAGAGTTGAAGGCGGCTAAGAAGGTTTGTAATCGTTTTGGCTACGGCGATAAATTCAGAGAGAATGGTATATCATATAAGTATATAGCTGAGAAGTTAAGCGTTAGCGTACAAAAAGCTTTTGATTTGGTAAAGTTTGCGGTCAAAAACGAGATTTTATGCAAATACAGAAACATAGAAAAACGTTTTTTATCCTCTATTGACTATATAAAGGATATGATACTCAATAACTATACTTATATCAAGAGAGGGGTAATCTGTAGGGTGTATGCTAATACCTATGAGGTAATGGAAGGCTCGCCTTCGGCTCGCTTCGCTTCTGTGGTGGTATATAATTAGATTATAAAAAACTAAGATTTTGTTTAACGTTTAAATATAGGAGATACAGAAAATGATGTCAGAAAAACAATACGAGGTAGCTTGTAAGGGTGTTATCATTCAACTTAGAACTGCTCAAAAGCTTCATTGCAAGCACATGGAGCAGAAGTATAAAGAGGCTTTAGAGAAGCTTCAAAAGAGATTTTTAAAGCCTGATGCCGTTGGCTGCTTCGATTTGGGCGCAAGGGTATCAAATAGTTATTATCATCTTTAAATGGTTA